TTACAATTCTTATAGTTATGATTTAGATAAGGAAATAATAGAAACTATAGAAAAAGGGAATTATGAGTTAGTTGATATAATCTTTAATCAAATTCTGGAGGGAAGAGAAAATGGTTGAGTTGTACAGGCTTCCACTTAATTGTACTACAAAGCACTCTAAACTTCTCAGTGATTTGAATTATTGTAGTAGATTTATGGATTATTTAGTGAAAACATTAGATGTTACAGAAATAGGGAGAACAGCACATTTAATTGGAGGGGCTAGTTGGAATGGTAAAGCTCCAGGTATTTCGATAGGATGTGTTTACTTGGAAAGTGGAGCACAACTACATACATGGCCTGAAACAGGAGAATTCTACATAGATATTACATCTTGTAAGAAATTCTCTAAACCCGCAGTAATTTCTGCTGTTGAAAATTGGTTTGATGCTGAGGTCACAGAATTATGCGTATCATTAAAGGAAGACGAATACAAGCAGGATCTTTCTTAGAGCTAGCTTTGCAGGTAAACAACTGGGATTGGGATAAAACAGTAGAAGCTCTCAAGAAAGAATATTATGAGACAAATACTATGATAATGGCAAAAAAGTGGGGGTATCACTCCCAGACAATATATGTAACTCTTAAAAGGCTCGGCGTCAAATTTATTCATAAAGGTTGGGCTTCTAAAGATTCTATGTTTGATAGAATTGTAAAAGAACAAGGTGGAATTCAGAAGATAATAAAGATGCACAAGGGGAAGACCATAAAAGAAATATCATCAGAATTAGGAATATCTCAGACATATCTAAGCAGGAGCTTAGCAAGAAGAGGTTATAAATATGACCGAAAGAAAAAAGAATGGCATAAAAATTCCCTTTAGGAAAGGTACATTCTTAGCCTTAGCATTCGAAAAGAATAGCTACGACTTAGAGAAAACAAAGCAAGCTCTTAGGAAAGAATATTATGAAACATCTACAAAAGAGATGGCTAGAAGGTGGGGATATGACCCCTGTACAATCTACAGAGCACTTATATATATGAAAATACCTTTAAAGCCTAAAGGATGGGCAGGCACTAAAACAGGTCTTCAGAAAGCAATAGAAGAAAGAGGAGGGGTCAAAGAAGTAATACATAAATTTGGTAATTTCAGACCTAAAGATTTGGGAGCAGAATTAGGGTTTAGTGCTTCTTATGTTTCTCAGAAATTGAAGAAATTAGGATATAAATGGAATAGCAAAGAAAGAAGATGGACTGAAAGGAGAGGGTAATGGATAAAGAAGTAATACAATGGCTTAAAGAATTTGCTCCACAGGCTTGGAAATTAGCAATACACCAAACTTGGATAGAAGTATGGATCTCAGGAATAGGGGTTTTTATCTTCCTATCTGCTTTCATTATGACATTATTATGGGGAAAGAAGAAAGAGCAAGATAGTTGTATAATTACTGTGCTTTTAACAATTTTTGGAGTTTTCACTTTTGCATTTATGCTTATTTTCTTTCTTGAGGCTATACCAAGAATATTAAATCCAGAATTTTATGCTTTAATGAAGTTGAAACCATAATAAATGAAATAAAGAGTAATATTAAAAAAGGAGAAAAGTAATGAGTGATAAATCTTATTTAGCAGATGTACAGGTTGGGGATAAGTTGTACAATTTTTTAGAAGGTAATAAAGAATACACAGTAAGGACTGTAGATCGTGGGAATTTAAGTGATGATTTCTATCCTATATGGGTTGTCTCAGACGATGCTAAACAAGCAGTAGAAATCACACGAAATGGAACTATACACCATTCGGATAAAGTGCCTTATTTCCTCTATGCCCCAGTAGATGTCCTCGACCCGAAGAACCTTCCACCTCGGCCTTGGAAGCCGAAGAGAAACGAGTGGGTTTGGGGAAGAGTTAGAGGCGGATATTGGGTTCTAGTTAGATATTGGCAAAAGGATGGTGAGCGTTTTTGGTGTCACTATCAAGACAAAGGAAAGTGTGTTTTTGACGAGGTCGCCCCCTTCAAGGGCGAGCTACCGCCAGGGCTGGAAGAAGAAGATGAAGAATGAAATCAGCAAATTATTAGACGAAACAGATAAGCTAATTACCAAAGCAAGCTCCACAGTTAGCAGTATGAGCATTGCGGCAGATGAGCAAAAATGGGATGAAGCATTAGAACACTTGAACAGACTCGATTCTACAATAGCAGAAATTCGTCCTAAATTGATGGCGTTGTATGGCCTATTATTTAATGCTCCTAAAAAGATGGAGAAAAGAAGATGAGTAAACGAGATTTCACCAACCAAAAGCCCTTTGTGGTCACCAAAGAAGACCTGAAGCGTCCTTGGGGAGGATATCGTGATGGTAGATACTTCAGGTGTGGGCTGTGTGGTCGCTTTTTCAAGGAGGGCGATGTAGCCAGATGGGTATACCTGAATGGTACAGGCTTCAAGCACGGAAATCCATTTGTATGTGAAAAGTGTGATTGTAAGGATGTTGTGAAGAAGTTCTTGGAATTGCAAGAAGAATGGGAGAAGATGCGTAATGGGAAATACTGGATGTTTACGATCAATAGCTAAGATGCAATGGGTATGGCTAGCGTTAGAAGAAGACCATCGCTGGAGAAAATTTGTCAATGCAAATAAAGCTCCCTGGTGGGATTTTCTTTTTTATAGCAATCTAGTTTCTGAAGCTCATTTACGCTTTTTCCGCACCAGTAGGGATTGTGTCTTTTGCAGAATGCACTACTGGCATAGTCAATGGGCAGATAAAAGAGAAGGTTACAAGTTTGCAGGGTGTAGTTGTGTTTTGGATAGATACTGTAGTGATGAAATTATAACAAAACTGTGGGCTTGGTTGGAGAGGGGGTGTGATTAAACGAAAAATAAAAGACAATGACATTATTATTTGTTCTATCTGTAAAAGTATAGATATTGAGGACCATAATGAATTTGGTCTTCCACTGTGGTTCAGGTATAGATGTAGAAGTTGTGGTTCTCTATTCAGGACACTAACAATTGAGCCTTATAAGGATAAAGAATGAGTAGTTTCATTTGTGAATTTTGTGGAAAAGAAATCATAGATACTGAGAATGGTTACATTACTGGATGTAAACATTATCCTGTAGAAGAAAAGTATCAACAATTAGATCCTAAAATGGAGGCATTGATGGTTGTTATGAATAGCAATATCAAACAGCAAGAAAAGGTTGAATATAAAATCATAACTGGAAATACCACAAAGTTGCAGACAATGTTGAATCAATGGAGACACATGTATGAATTAAACATTCTACAAATGATACAATATAAACAAGGATTAGCCATTTTATTAACAAGAAGGAGGATTAAATAATGGGTGAATACATTATATACCTGAAAGAAGGAGAAGCTATAGATTACAACATGACTGCAAATGAGAAATACAAGTCTGAGTATAGAGGAAAGATAATTGTTCCCTCAGAAATAAGAAGTGATGGGTTATGGCCTATATATTTTTATAAAGACGGCTCTATGTATGCTTCTGTAGACTGTGATTTACTTACAGAATTTATAGAGCCTCTAATTGAAAAATTAGAAACACAAAAAATAGAATATGAATATAAGATAGAAGAGCTACATAAAAAATTAGAAAAAGAGATTTCTGCAAATAAGAATGCTACAGAGATACAAGATTTGCTGAAATTGTTGGATAAAGTTAGCCCAGATGATTTAATACGTCTGAAGAAGGAAGGAATATTGTAAATAGGAGGAGTATAAAATGCCTAAACCATGTATTTTTAACAGAAACTCTTATTTGTTACATGCTTCTAAATTTGAAAACCTTTCGATATCTGAAGGAGATATTGAATTAAAAGAATTTGATTACAACCCAAAAGATCTAGCCAAAGAATTAGCATATACAAGGTATTTGTTGGCAAAAGCTGAAAAAGAATTAGGTAGGAAATTAGAGCTTACAGCGAATAATGAATCTGGTGAAGAAGGAAGAGACAGTGCAGAAGCCGAAATTTCTGATGGGAATGTATCTATGAAAGTAACTACTAAAGAAGGAAACGTAGAATGGGAGTGGAAAAATATAGAAAATATTAAACTGAGTTTTAATAGAGAAAGCTGGCATCCACACCCATACTCGGGATTTACTTTTGAGGAATTCAAAGAATTAGCCCCCAAAGCAACTTATATCGTTATTGAATTTTTTGAACCAAATCCTTAATAAAAAAGAGGAATAGTATATGCAAAATGATATTTTTTGGTCGATAGTTGGAATGGCTTTTGATGGGTACATTGTAAAAGAGCATAATCCTTTCTGCTCTATAGCAAAGCTAAGGATGCATCGGTTCATAAATGAGAACTATGAAAATTATGAAGAAGGCACATATGATTTGCAGCAATTTCTGATAGAGAATAATGAGGAAGATAATTATGAAAAATGCCTATTCTGCGAATTAGGTTATATAGGTAGGAGATGCTGTTTCTTCTTAACGCTTGATTTAGGATGGGAATTAGCAGAAATAAAATGGAATAACTGGAAGGAAAAGAGTTAAATAGAGAAGAGGAGTACAGAATATGAAAATACAACCAAAAGATATGCTATTAGAACCAGCAGATAATGAAGATCTTTTAAAATATCCCAGAGATATGATGGAAATTGAAGAAGAAGCCCGAAAAGCCTTTAAAGCTAGAGAACTGAGGGAAGAATATCTCGAATCTATCAAAAATAAAAAAGAAAGAAAAATAGTCCTGCAAGAAAAAAGAACATTAGAAGACGTGCTATTAAGCGTTACAAAGCTACATCCAAATGGATGTACTGTTAATTTCATAATAGAAAGAGAGAAAGTATATATCAAATATGGTTGTCATGGATTTATAGCTTTTTTCTCTTTTAGTGGTGATGAGAAACTATTTATTGATTGGTTCGAAGAGAACAAAGATGATAAAGAAAGAGTTAGGATAGATCACATAATACATCCCAAAATCTTAGCAGAATTAAGAAAGAGAGTATATCAATGTCCTATATGTGGTGGAGAGATATATTTAATAGAAAAATAATAATCAATAATGCTATCCTGAGAAGTAAAATTTACAACTCAATTATTAGTTAAGGAGTCTGAAATGAAAATAAATAAAAAGCTGAAATCAGTAGGTAAAATGCAATGGGTATGGCTAGCACTTTAGGACGGCAGGTATATAACTAGATTTTGGGGTTACATGAGAAATATAAATAGCTTGGTTTATCGTAAGCCTATCCTGCTTTTGTCTGTAAGGCAATGCTTTCCTCTTCTTCGAGTATGCCAACTTTGCAAAATGAATAGAATCGCATGGGAATGGATAGATGATAAATGGGAGATTATTGGAGAACGGAAATGTTGTTGTGTTTTTAGAGATATCGGGGGGATAAAATGTATAAAAGAGGGGGCTAATTTATTAAGGTGGCTGGAAGGAGGATGTATTGAAAGCTAGAATAGAAATACATAAAAACCTCTTCAGGGACTTATTATCAGACCCCTTATGGAGCAAATATCTAATACATGAAAATAATAAGGTATTCATCATCTACAAGTTCCTGAAGAAGGACTATAATAATACATACATTCCTAAATCTTATAACAAGGGATAAAAATGCTTATAATATATCATAAAGTAGTGATGGCTGTTATAGTTGGAGTTTTAGTATGGGCTTTAATATGTATTATTGCAAATTTATTGTTTTTGAGACATGCCAGAAAAGCCAAAAAAGATTTAGATAAATTCTGGAAAGAAAACACACATGAATTACCAATCTGGAGGAAAGACCTATATACGTTCCCAAGTAGAGATATACGACAAGAATCTGTGAAAGAAATTAAACTAATAACAACTAAAGGAAAGGAATTTAGCTGGAAAGATATAACTGATTTAGATCTTTATTTAACATATATAGATGATGATGGTGCTATTATCACATTAAGTTTCTTTTCCTCTAAGAAAAAATCATAACAAAAATTATGAAAATTCTAAAAAAGGAACTAATAGGCTATGAAAAGGGAATTAACTGAAGTTATAAAATATTGTAATTCAAACAATATAAATTATCATATTTCAGTAAATAAAACTGGAGATGGTTGGGTATCACCATTAGGATATACCATTTATATACATTTTAATGTTGTAGATGAGACTATTAATAATATACTCAATAAATTCAAACGAGGAATATACAAAGATACGTTTATATTGAAATCAATTGGTGGGAATAAATATAATTTAACAGCTTCTGATATCACCAAGTTAAAAACTAGAGTTGAATTAGAATTAGAAAAATATAAAAGATGGATACAATCTGCTGCAAAATAAAAATAGCCATTATAATGAAAATACCAAACAGAAAAAATTCTCTATCTAAATCTCCGTTATTTCATAACTGGCATAACGTCTAATATATATAAAATCATAATAAATTCATAATAACAGGTAATAACTACACATTATCTCTCTTAATCTGTAACATCTTATCAAGATATCATCATATCTGTAGATATCTTGATTATCTCATCTACTATCACGATATCTAACGATATCATGATTCTAGATTTCATAATTTATCATAATAGTGGTAGATCTCTACCGGTGGTGAATCAGAGGAACTATCCCCCTATATACTATTACCAGATATTATACCTAGTAATAGTACATAAGAGAGATAGTTCCTATATAATATAAATTTCATAATAATTATTATGAAATTTATATATTAGACGTTATGTCTGGGATGGCATAAGTGTTTTCTACATTATGAGAAAAATCATAACAAAAATTATGAAATTTGATTATTATGAAAAATTATGATTTTTTTCTACCGTATGGAGCCATCGTCGGAATCAGCCCTCCTCGGGCTGAACTGGGGTGGTGTGACCGCCCAGGTCTGGCTTTACCGGCCATTCGTTGTTGCATACCCCCAACAACGAATCCCCAGCCTATCCCCTGCCTACCAGCACCAGGACGGGGTGACCTCCTGAAGGTCAAATCTGGGTAGCGCCACTTTTCCAGCGAGGAGACGCCAGCCTCGGCTCATATACAAATATATCTCAAAAGAGATATAGTTATATCCTCAAAGCCTTTAGAGGGGATACCAGATAGTAGGGTATGTGTAGAAAAAAGAAAACCCCCTAAGTGAGTGATGCTTAGAGGGCTGTAAGAAGGAATAGCACAAAAACTCAGTTTATCTGAGTTATTGTCGTTTATATAACTTGTCATTCCTTCACTCATAATTGCTATTCCTTCCTTATTTATTACTTCGATGATTGCTTAACATATTAATTTATAAAAATCAAGACTTTTCTGTATAAAAAATATGATTTCCAAACCTACCTAATTTCTTTAATTTCAACCACCAACCACGGGGCTTAAATCCAACTGCATGATAGTAAAGAGGATTACCAACAAAATCCCTAAACAGCCCCAAGTATACGTTTAGCGCAATACCTTGATGTTCTTGCCAAAGTACATCTTGTTTCTTCCAGTGAGTAATCATAGACTTAATTCTAGATTTCGATGCAAAGCAAGAGAACTGCGGTGCCCCGCTAGACGTTGTCGCCAACATAACGCCCCGCCATCCCAAGCCAAAGTACTTCTTTCTCGTCAAGACCCTGTTCCTGACCGTGAGTCCAACCCCCACCTTGCTCTCCCAGGGTTCTCCCTCCGCTTCTCCGATTAGCAGCATGGTTAGCAACTCAAGATCGCTGTACCGGTTGAAAACTGCAATGTGTTTTTCTTGTGCCCGTCCCTTCATGCTATTCTCTAGCCTCCTTGCAAAAAACTCAATATCTGAGATGGCATCGTTTATTTCCTTTGCCGACTCTTGGTGCTTGTTTCTAGCCTTGGTGAGCTTCCGACACACCATCTTCAGCCCTTGGGTGGTGTTCCTGACGTGATGTTTCTCTGTCTGGTTCATAATGACCCCTTGCCGTCTACCTTTGCTAGGATTGTTTGAAGAATGCCTTTGACTCCGTTCATCTCTTCCCGTAACTCATCCCTGGTAGCTGTCATTTCTGCCTTGATGTCCTTGCGAAACTCTTCAAACTTCCGCTCTAACATCTCTATCATTTGGTCTCTTAATTTCAGATCCTTTGTGTGTAGTGCTTCTGTGGCTTGTCTCATATTCCTGCATTCCTCCTTGAAGACAAATGTTCGCTTGAGAAGGGTTGCGATTGTAATGAAAAGCGAAATAATCCCGAGTGCTCCGGTGACTATCCAATCCGTCATTTCCTACCTCTTCATTGAGTGCCCCACGATCGCACCAAACAGCCCACTCAAGGCCATCTTGTACCATTCCATTGATTCTGGTGAAGCATCCTTGACCACAAACGCAAGGATAACAACTGCCAAGAAGCCAAGAAACTTGTCATTCTTCAGGGTTTCATTAACCCCAATGATGACTTCTTTGGTAGTTTCTACAATGCCAGCAATGATTTCTTTGGTTGTTTCCATCTTATCCTCCTATACGTATGATGATGCCGATTATGAACCCAACGACAAATTCAACCATATCGCCCACGGTGGCTGTTGGGTCTTCCGGTTCCCTTACCTCATATACGGTATATCCCAATACTACAGGTACAGCTAAATACCACGGAAATACACCAACAAAAAAGCCAAGTACTGCGTGCCAAATTGACCTTTTGTCATCAAATAAATATGTTTTCATCCATCCTCCTTAATCGTATAAAGCTGCCCATCCCACCACTTAGGAATGTCTCCAGGCCAGGCCGCCAATGTGTTGTTGACTTTGCGTTTCAACCCATTGGTTATCCAGATATAATCCACGAACTCCGAGCAGAAGAACCTGGTTGGGTCTCTATCTGGGTGAGTAAATGCACTCTTGAAGAGTCCTGCATAATCGTAGCCAGTATTGTGTGCCAAGAAGAGGAATGCGTTCTTGAAGATGGTCAGTGCTTTCCACTTGTCGAGGTCATACGGAACGAAGAGGTCAACCCTCCCTGGCTCTTCCTCAAGTCTCTCTTCCAAATCGTTGAACTCCAAGCCGTGCTCATACGCCTCAATGAGGAAGACCTTATCCTTGAGTAGGGGGTATCTATTGAATCTGACAATTAAGGATACATGACTGTATTCAGTCCACTGTCGTATTACCTCCGAGATAAGGAAGTTCCCCCTCCAAAGGATACACATGCCTGTTGTCATCTTAGGTTTTAGCCGTTCAAAGTTTGTTGTCTTCAGTTCCTTGCAAACCATCTTATTATCCTAAAAAGAAAATGCTCCCCTTTAAAGAAAGAGTGACTCTTAATTTGTGTCTTGGAAGTTGGTTGTTTCATCTTTGCAATTCTCCACCTGGCATATGTTTCATAAATTGGTTTCGGCTTCACAAGTCGGCCATAAACCAATATTTCATCACCGTGGTCAAAAGAATTGTTGAACTGGAGTGCTGCAACTACCTCCCCTTCGAACAGTGCCCTAACTATTATTGAAAGCTCGTTATCCAACCACACTTGAGCATCAAATTGAGGATTGGGGATACTCCCTCGATACTCAAACCCAGTGTTGTCGTTCCACTCTTCAACGATCAGTTTCATTGCTCCCTCTTACACATCCTCAGCGCTTTCGAGAGGCATGTTTCGCAAAGGTTGTATGTCTTCGTTTTGGTGAAGAAGAAGCTCTCCACCAAGATGCTGATCTGAATGCACTCTTTCTCCTGCCCGCATTGGTCACATGTTGCTATGCCTACGTTTTTCATCTTGTTCTCCTTTTTATCTTGCTAATTACCACTCTACGTCGCATCCTTTTACTTTTAACTTTAACAATTGGTTTTGTGTTGGGATATTGCATAATTTTAGGTTCTTCCCAAATATCTCCATGACGTGTCGTAGTGGTATAGGCTATTACATTCATGCTCTCATCTGGTGTTGCTGCCATATTGCTTTCTCTCCTGCACCGTCCTCTGACCAAAGTGTCTTCTTGGATTCCCGCACATCCAACAAGAACACCTTGGCCTGCTGTTCACTAGGATGCTTAGTTCCTTCTCGCTTGGCGAATACCAAGTGATTTCCCTAGCTAATCGCTTCATCAGTCGCTGTCTGTTGTATCGCCTTTGTGCTCTGGGTTTTATTGCTGCTTGTTGCATATCTATAGAACTGCTCTCACTCCTTGATTAGGACTGGCCAGTGGTTGCAAACCCACGGGACGCCGGCCTTTTGCTTCCACTGATGGGGATTCCCGACCACTAGGGTCTAGCCAGTCCATTCCTCATACGTTTCTTCAAAAATATCAGGTTTACAGGGATAAAATTCCCCAGCCACACCTTTAATTATCCAATCTCCTGGACAAACTATATGATTTCCTTCCAATGTTGGACATAATCCGTGGTGTTTTAATGGTTTGCCACATTTTAGGCATATATTATCGCAATTCACAGTCCACGGGATTATTCCAGCGGCTTTAACATCACCAATTTTAAACCATTGTTCTGCTTCTATAACAACCGGTTTCTTTCTAAACTTTCTCATGGTACTCCCCTTGGAGCGGGTTGCAGGAACTGCCCCTGCTCATCCCGTTGGTTGGGGATGCTCGCTGACCGAACCCGCTTCTACCTTATACTATGCAGAAAAATCAATCTTTACCCACCCAGTGATTAATCTAGGATGGACATAAGGTACTTTCACTTCATCCTTTCCTTGCAAATTTACAAAATATACATATCCGATTTTATTTGGTTTCCAAGTTTTACCAAGCAAATCACAAGCCTCTATTTCAAGGAGGCCTATGAAATTACTACCATACTTTGCATAACTAATAGCCATGTTAAAATCATCCGTCAGATAGACGTGTAAATGCTTTAACTTTGCTTGGACATATTCAGAAATTCTCTTCTTAAATTTACATTTTAGTTGGCCACAAAAAGCATATTTCTCTATTACATTATTTATGGTTTGCTCCACGTCAATTGGCTTTAAACCAGTAATTAAAACTTCATTAGGAAAAACTTTTGTTCCATGATATAACATTTTTTAATTTAGTTGATAGCAACCCATCACGTTCAAAAAAATCACTTACATTAAATAGTACTATAGAATGCTCGCTGACTAAACCCACATCTATTTATCTTCTACCCGAACTGTATACGTATTGCTAGTTACAACAGTATTAATTACAGAGTTGCAACCGCAAGTAAACATTGGCGGTGGTGGAGTAATCCCATGCCATACAGATGGAGCATAAATTGGTGCACCACATTTAGGACAACTCCCAACTTGTGTCATTTTACCCTCCTTGCGATTCGTGGTTTATATCTTTTCCGCTGCTTACACATTCGGCAAATCCTCTGGTTTGTTCGCCCTAAACTTCTCCAGCGCTTCATTGAAAAGCTGGTCTATCTCCTCATCACTCTTTCCTGCGATTCTCAAATAGGAAACAGCGCCATATATCACTAATTTGGTCAATTCTTCTACCAGGCTTCTTGTTGTGTCGTCCATGTTGTCCTCCTATACTGCATCTAAGATTGCATTCAACGCTTCTACCAGTTTCTTTTCCAGTAAGTCCGGTGGAACCTCTCCCTTCATGATGTACCCGTTATAAAGCTGGATAACATCGTGTAGTTGGATAAGTGCCTCCTTCTTCTTCCTCAGAACATCCCTTTCATGATTTGTCAGGTCTGGGGCTAAGGCTTGGAGCTTATAGTTCTGATATTCCTGGTTGTAGATGTCCATCGCCAGCGTAGCCCGTGTCTTGGGAGGTAGCTTATCCCAATCGAACCTGTATCCTGTATTGGTAGTTGTGCAGGCCACTGCGATTGCTACCATAGCCATGATGGTTAATAATGTCTTACTTAGCTTTCTCATTGTTTCCTCCTTCTGTGTGGTATGTTATTTTCCTATTGTGTTGAGATGCCTCCTGAAAATGAAATGCCAAGGAAATTTCCCCATACATATTCATAAGCCCCGATGTCCCAAGCTGAGCCTTGAGGTCGAGAAACACTTAGTATATCAATATTATACGGTGTCCCAAGATCAACGCCTGTATCTATTGCATCAGATCCACTCTTTAACTCAAATCTATCATTCTCATAGTCTACAAAAGTTTGTGCTGATGTTTGGGTAGAATTAACTTGGTTTGTCCCCTTTCCATCTGGTCCCACACTTGTTTCAGAATTGAAATAATTATGGTCTACGGTTGCTGAATTCGCATCTATATAGGCGCTGCTATTGAATATCAGATTGTTCTTAATAAGAAAATTACTTGCAGGTTCACCTCCAGCTGCACACTCTCGCATCGGGAAATAAACAAACACTGAACCTGAATCAACAATAGTGTTATTGTAAATTTTCCAGTTTTTGGCACCTAGTGAGCAGTAACTACTTCCCGTTCCTATTATTCCATTCCCACCACCAGAACAATCAAAAAACACATTTCCATAAATTTCCACGTCATCGACACTACATTCGTATGTTTCATAATCACCTAAAACAATTATACCCCCAGTTCCGTTTACAGCATTTTCGACAATATTGTACCGAAAGATCAGGCCATCTGTGCAGACAATAGAAATTAATTCTCCGTGATGGTTGGAAGATGACCATTGGTTTTTGAAATAGCAGTTTTCAATGATTGTCCCTCCTCCACCATCATCTTTCATAAAAACATTAAAATTGTGTGCGTAGCAATGATCGACATGCGCATTTGAAAACGAACCTGATACACGATATATTCCCCACTGGGCGTAATTATAAGAACTTCCTGGCATGTCAAACTCAACATGTCTCACGGTCAAACTTGATACGGCATTATCCCTGATAAGGATACCTGTATTGTCTTGATTTAAGTGAGCATATCGGAGTTTGATGCCATAACCGGAGGTACCCGTTCCCGTAACGCCGTCGATAATATAATATCCACGGGTTATTGTAATAGCTGCTCCGTAGGTTGTATCAGAGCCATTATAAACCACTACCTGGCCAGTCTCAAATTCAGACAGCCAACCTTGAACGCTTGCACACTCAGAAGCATTGGCCTTTTTTATAGTTATGACAGATGTTCCGGATTCTGGGTCGTCCAAATACCAACCGTTATTGTAAACTCCAGCAGCAACATAGTAAACATCACCCCTTACCAGTGTTGTGGGCAAGCCATCATACGCATTATTCCAGTCGGTTCCGTCCTCGTTGCCGTAATCACCGCCTGGAGGACGTACATAGTGACAAGCAGCTAGGCTCAAACTATGTAAGAGCACAAAAATGATCCATGTCATAATGAAAAATAAAATTCTAAGGTTTCTCATTTTATTCATAAATCCTATAATATGCAGTTTTTATTCATAAATCCTATAATATGCAGTCCTACCACTGGCGGTATTCCAAGATGAACAGTCACAATCTATCTCACCACACACAGCATTACTCCCAGGACCACTTGTTTTGTTTCGGTACCAATAGGCTTGGTCTGCACTTAACTCCGTATCCGTATCTATAACTAACCAATAAGTAGTAGAAGCGGATAAAGATACATTCGTAGGAAAAGTGAAATTTACCCAATCGTATGTAGTGCCAATATCACTCCACGATACCCACTCGCTTACAGCTAACCATATCCCTGACGGGCTACCAGATGCATCAGATTGAAAGCCCACCCTTACATTTCCAGATAGTGTTCCAGTTTTACGGATATAAACAGCTACTTTACATACTGAAAGCTGATTTGTGGTCGTAAAATCTGTTGCTACACAATCCGTAAAACCGTATCCGAATGTCCAATCATCATCACCAGATGATTCATAGCTAAGGGCTAATGTATTGCAAATAGTTTCACTACTCGCATTCCCACTAATAATCACCGTCCCCCATCCCCACACTAGAGCAGGGATGCAGAACAAAAGCAATGTTAAAGTTAGCCATTTCTTCATTAAATGCCTCCAAAATATATACTTGTTGTTTTTCATTGCGTTGAGATACCTCCTGAAAATGTCATTCCTTTGAATCCTTTAAACCATCCTCTTAAGGGGTGAGGATAAGTGTATGGTGAATATCCAGGCTTCTGAATATCAATGTAATAATCAGGCAATATTTGTCCATTGTGGGCTACAGTTTTTATATAGTCTGTGCAAAGTTCTGCATTACATTCATCTGGTGTTATAGTCCTAACATTAACACTAGCATTGCTATCTAATATTCCATCTCCATCACTATCCAGCATATTCCCCCAAATGTACAATGGTGAACTCTGTTGATTTTTGCCTCGCCCTATTTGATCGTAACACGGATACCCTTCACCACCACTTGCAATTGGGCAACAACCATCATTAGGAGTATCTCTGGAAACTCTATATTCAGTTAACTTCACACAGTCATTCCATCCCTGATCTGTACCTTGGTCATAAAACTCATTTCCCCATATAACACCAGTACCACCCCTTATAACCATTCCAGATGTCCATCGACCGTCAGTGTACAATTTATTTTTGTAGTACTCAACCACTCTAGTTCCTTGATGTCCTACCTCAGAACCATGGCCATGTGCATCACAGTCAAGTCCATATAACGTATTATAACGAAAACATACTCTGGCTCCATAAATAGAAGTAACTGCGTGTGTGCCTATAGAAACGCTACTACTATCAAAAATATTATCTTCTATAAATACAAACTCATCTGTTCCTAGTTTGTCATCCTCTGACCATGTGGTGTTATCAGCCTTGACTTGTATTACTTCGTTGGTTGCGTCATAGAAGATATTACTATCTATGACTCCATACGTATTGTAACCAACAATTATTATTGCATTACATATATCGTCTGAATTATCTACACCAGTAAATTCACAGTGGTCAATTCTAAACTCGGAATCCCCGTTAATCTGTATATGTGTAGGTGAATACCCGCCAGGCGGTGCTGGTTTAAATGTAAAGCCTGTTATGCGCAGAGAGTTAGATGTATCAGTAGAAATGCTACACAGCAACATAGCCGAACAACTGATAGTACGACTGTTAAGAATAGTGGTACTATTTACACCCTCTCCCTCTAAGACAATTTCATGAGATATAGATACTCTATCCCATGTGAATGTGCCTCCTGGCACATGAATTATCTCCCCTACAGAAGAATCGTCTATGGCTGATTGGACATCTGATTGACTACCATCCGTATAATATTTATCTCCACTCTTGGTCCAAGCCAATACATGGGTATGTACCAAGATTAGTATAACAAATAGAAGCACTAATAAAATCCTATCTTTATGGTGTATCAACATAAATATATCCTATTTGATATGCCAATTCATCTCCGGTTTCTAGAGCATTTGTACCAATGGACAGGTACCTGCCGTCTACATCCTTCCTAGTAAAAAAATATTGTGTTCCGTCATCAATCTGTAAGTATGAATCGGACGCTACCGAATCTAAATGCAATTTAACTTTATACCAGGTTTCTGTGGTGATTGATATATTTGATGAAGAAGTAGAACCTCTACCACGCATCACATATGTACCTGTATTTGTCTTCATAACATCAACCCAACCTGTACAATTCGAAACATCATAGTGTGTAGTTGCGCTATTCCATTCAACGAGATTGGTAGCTTCATAGTCATCTGAAAAATTCAATGTAGTAAAATATATCCAGAATACTATGTCTGTAGATGTCGAATAGGAAATTGTACTGCCTCTATCCCAATATGTATTTGATGTGCCCGTTCCGCTTAGTGTTATGGCTAATCCTTCATTACAACATGCAGTTGGCGGAGAACCACTAAGAGAGGTATCTTCATCTATTGTTGCTGAACTGCCGCTTTCCGCCCAAGTATTCTCATATCCAGTGCCAAGAAAACCCTCATTTAATTCATCCCCATAAGAAGGTGTTGAACAAGAGCTAGAAGCTGGCTCCGTTACAGTATAAACCCACCACCCCGCATTAAGCACCACTACGGCACTTAAGATAAGGCATAGCGTAAAACCAAAAATTAATGTTACTTTCTTCATACTCTCCCTCACTATTGATTAGTCAGCACAAAAGCAACCTGACATGCCGTAGCATCGCCAGTGCTTGCCGTTGTCACTTCCATCTTCACCCATTTGCCCGCAGTTATATTACCCCACCCTGATACCGATGGAGAGTTATCAGGATCAATAGTTCCAACGGTGGTAGCAGTTCCATACGGGCTGTCAGCGCTATAAACTGTAAAGACTAGGTCTGTTACCGTACCATCATAGCCAACATGAACACTAGTCCAAGAACAAGTAGTAGGGATGTAAACCCATTCATCCTTACCACTATGAAGCGTAGTCAAGTCCTTGTTTATAAATTCTAAAAGGTTTGTGTTTATTGTTGTGGAGTCAGAAAGGTCATCAGAACTGATCTGACTACCATTGATCTTGTACTTCTTGCCTGATGCAAGATTAATGTCCTTAGCTACCTCAATGTTCCCATCAGCATCAAACTGAAGCAACGTAGTCATTGATCCATCCACCAAGGTCTGGATAAACAAGTCAACATCTTCGCTACCTGCTGTGGGATCTGTAGCATCTCCATAAATCTTCCAATCAGGGCTAGCTGTGGTGTCTGAGTCATCCCCAGTCACTCCAGGTTGAGCACTGGCTCCTGTCTGGATTCCGCCGTCAGCATAGAGTGTTCCATCTATCTCAACAACTCCCTCACACCCAAGTATAGGGCTATGATCCCACGAGTAGGTACCATCGCCTATGTAAACGTTGAAGTTATTGCTATCAAGGTTCCCTCCAAGCTGTGGGCTAGTATCATCTACCAAGTCTTTCATAAACCCAGCACTGAATAGGTCTGCTTTCATCGCAGCCCAACTATATTCTTTCTGTGTGCCCGTTGAACCTAACGTTGTGTCGCTCACGTCACGAAGCAGAAACATGTCTCCGTCAGCGATGTTGCCCGCAGACAAATCAGAGTAATCTGACATCTTGCCGGCGAGCACAACTGACGCTACAAATAACAAGACTACTAAAATCCAAGATATCTTTTTCATCTATACCTCCTGTTAGCTTTCATCCAAGATGTTGCTGCCACTCTCGTCTAGAATGTCGTTTGTTCCTTCGTCTTGCACGTTGGAATTGTGTGGTTTGTATTCAACCATTAATTTCTGCATGTGCCATCTCCTCCCATCCCACCACAATGCCTTCCTCTCGTCACATCCAATGTCAGGCGTTCCGATGATTGGTTGCTTGTCTAGGTCTAGAGCTGTCTCGTAGAAGCCTGAGATAGTTGTTCCTGCGTTGATGCAGGGGGAGTTGTGGGAGAGGTGGTAGGTGGATAATAACCTTGGATCATCATCCATATTGTTTAATGCTGTACTAATTGCAGACTCAAACGCTGACAATGTGGTATAAGTAGTACCAGCAACATAAAAGTCGTTGGAACTACCGACTGGATAAAAAGCGTTATGGGTAACCTGAATACCAGATAACCCAGACTGAGTAAAATACAAATTATGTGTACTGTTTTTGATTATATTATTTTTAATTTCACATGATATTGGATTCTCTCCATCCATATAAACACCATGTGTTCCGCCAATCAGAGTGTTGTTGAGAATCTTAAAATATCTCGTGTTGTATACTGGATTTGTGACACATGCTTTTGCAGATGACATCGGCAATACTACCAAGTTGTACGATATCTCTTTTCGAATCTCATTACCGCTTACTGCTCTGGCTTGGATTCCGTCTGCGTTACTTGAATTCATGAGTATTCTATTTCTTCTTACAATGACCTCGTCAGTACTTTCCTGCGGGTCAATGTATATTCCGCACTTAGTAGTGCGGTCAATCCCAGGCTCAATAATGGTATTATCTTCAATTAGCGCATCTCCTGACTGTGCAAGAATTCCTGTGCCATTTATGTTCTGAATAATATTGTTGCGAATTGTAATCTCGTAACCATGTCCTAAGTCGATACCGTCACCGTCATATGCTGTACCACCTCCATTCCAGCCAAAGTTATCATATGTTCCTGAGCCTATAATGTTATTCTCAATAATTGCTTTAGTGTTGATATTATTTTTTAGGTAAATACCTTCACCGCCGTTTTGAGTTATCTTACAGTTACGAACTATCACTGTGTCAAAGGTATACGAGCCGTCTGAGTGAATACATTGGCTCGCATTGGCATCAAACCAGATATTCTCTACTGTAAGGTCCCCATACGATTGTGTATTCCCATCCCAAGACGCCGATATAGCATTGCGATTGGCGTAACAAAGCTGTTTATGCTCTCCATCACCTATGATAGTAAAATTAGACACAGCTGAATCAGGGAACTGTATAAGAAAGTTTCGTTGTCCAACTTCAAAGGTGTGCCCGCTAGGATCACTACCAATATAAAGTGTGTTTGAATCCCAATCCCATTCATTCGGACTTAGAGAACCGACAGTACCCTTCAACATCACTATTCCGTCTTTGATTACCACATTGCACTCAGTGCTTAATGAGATACTGTATTCACCATTGGCATCTGGGCCTGACCAACCACTGTCATCACCATCTATCCGATCTGAGCCACAGATAACCCCTGGATCTGATGGATAGTCCAGTCGAACTATTGCGTTGCTCCAATTAATGGTCAATGTTTCTCTGTGTGTTCCGCAAACCCATAATGTATCGCCACTGCTAAGGCCAGAGACATTGGAAAATCCATCAAAAGCGTTCTCATAGCTTGTGCCATCCTCATTGCCATAGTCTCCTCCTGCAGGACGGACATACCAGTCTGCTGCCCACCCCATCGCAGGCAACAGCAAAAGCATCATCAAGGTTACGAGAAAAAACGTTCTCTTCATCTAAGCCTCCACCAAGCAAATTGTCAGCAAACAATTTGCTACGGGTAGTAAACATCAAACACAATCGTAATAGTTGCCTTCTTCGAGTCTCCCATTCCTGAGAGGGAGATTGTCATGCTGTCCCAGACATGTGTCCAATCCAGATAGATGCTTGTTGCAGAGCTGTTGCTCAGGTTTGTGCCTTGCCCACCAGTAATGAGCTCCCTCCCGAGGCCGTCCTTAATGCTCAAGTCAAAGCCGTCCGTGGGGATGTCCGTTCCATCTGGCTCCACCGTAATGCATGAGTACCCCGCAATGTCCAGCATCCCCAGGTCTCTGATAGTGATGGAGGCGTCTCCATCTCCATTAGAAGTAGCTTCAAGTGTGAGTTTATATCTATTATTGCCATAATAATGTAATCCAGCTTGTGGATTGGTAGGAGACCATGTTCCTGAACCAATTGTATAATTTCCAAGAAGGGCAAAACATGGGGATATAGAAAATAATAACAAAATCACGATACCTAATAATGCTTTTTTCATGATACTCTCTCCTTTTGTTTCTATTCATAGATAACAAAATACAAAAAATAAAGTCAAATCTTTAACTTCCTAATCCATAGTTAGATATCTTTACAGGTATTACTCTTGGAGTTCCATCAAATTCATTTTTATACCATATAGGTAATTTGGCTTTTGTAGCCGAACCACTAAAAACAAATACTTTATCACCTACTTTATAATTATAAAAATCAGTAGGCTGAACTTCTGTGTTGTCTTCTAAAATTATTTTCTTATTAATATTATCTTCATTTTCTATAGATTTTATAGTTGAATAGTAAAATTGAACACTGCTCACAGGCGCTGGAATATATTCTTTCTCAGCCATTATCCTTCTCCACAGTATCAACTATATAATATAATACGTTTTTAAAATAATCCTCTATTATTAATGAAGAAGTTGTTACTCCTGGGATAGGAGCAGCACTATACATCCTTGACCAAACATACTGAAGTTTACGGCCTCCTAAGATAAGTATTTTATGTGCTGTAACACTTCCTCCTATTACCTGAAAATGTAATTTATAAAAAGGTTGGGGTCCCACCAAGAACCAATATTGATACATATCCCCACATTTTTCTTCTTCAGGGGGAAAGGTAGCTTTTACATGTAAAGAAGGTACTTTATCATAAATTTCTGTAGTTTCTGTAGTATATTTCATATAAATAGTACAACCTAAATCATTAAAATACGTTCTACTTGTTACAAAAGCAGTTACATTTCGTTCATTTTCACTTGTTTCAGCTTTTGGGAAGAAACCTATTTTAAAAACATCAACCCCTAGCCTAGGAAGGGCATGGAGAATATTTCCTGTAATATTTTCATATTCATCATCTTCTATAACATCATGTTCTGGATCTGTTATATATGCAACTAATTGAACCTGTAATGCTTCTTTTTTAGCTTTTTTATGCAACTCTTCTAGCTGCTGTATTTCATAATCAAAATTATTTCTATACATAGATTCACTGCTAGAAGATAATTTATTGTATTCTTCTCTCAGATTAGAGATCAGTTCAGCGGTTTCTTTCCAAATCTTATACCTCAAATTATCATCTATGAAATATTTTGTACCCTGCATCCAAAAATAGTATTCGCTTAACCATTTATATGTTAACCCCAATAATTTATTTTCCAAATTATCAGCAGTATGAAATACAGATTTAGCCCAATTATTTATTCTAATAACATGGCTATAAATATTATTAATATAACCTCGTAAAGCAAATCTTCTGGAAATATTGTTCTCAGTAGTAGTACTTCCTTCTTCTCCAGGAGTAGAAACAGTACATGCTCCCCTTACAGGGCAATAACCTTTTGGGTGTACATATGTAGTTAATATAGTTTCTTTAGCCATTTCCTACCTTAATCTATTGTAAACCAATCATTAGCTAAACCATCTTGATCACTCTGTAAGTATGGAGATGGGGGAATTAATTTCAAATCATGACGTCCTCGTGTCAGTTTACCTATGTAGCAATAGCCATTATCATCAGTAACTCCTACTGTTTCCCCATCTACCTGTACAACTGTCCCAGGTACTACAGTTTCAGCTACATAATCTTTCACAATAATACTCACTTCTGGATTATCCTCGTCTTCCTCGTCATCTGTCATTAAAGTTATTATTTGATTAATCACAACTTCTTCATCATTAACAAAAAAGACACATACGTTAGTTTCTGAATAATCACTAGAGATGGATGTCAAATTATAATAATATACATTATATGTATATGTAACTTTATAATATCCAAAATAGCTCCCTGAAGGTAATAGAATTCGTCTTCCATCAAAAGTTACATTTCCATTTTGTTGCCCTAGCCATTTCCGTTCTTTTATAGAAAGAGGATCATAACGTAAGCTAACTTCTGTAGTTTCAGAATATTTGTTATCTATTGCAAAATATTCTGTAATGGTTTTTGTAGAATTACCTGAAGCAGATAGATTCCCAGCAGAAGTCCATGTTTCCTTGATTATTGAAGAAGACATTATTGATAATGTAATAGGATCTCCTGGAGAGAAACTCATTTTCCCATTATTTTTATCAGGGTCTATTTCTATATATAAATAGCCTTCATTACCTTGCTTTTCCGTATCAAAATTTATTACATAAGTAGCTAATGTACTCATTATACGTATACCTTTTTAGTAACTAGATTTTTTGTAGAAAGGGGTATAAAAACGTTAGGAGTACCAATTATAACTATACCCGTATCCCCTTTTTTAACATTAATATCATCTTGTACCTTAGCTTTAATCATTTCTTCAGTATTCAATTTCACTAAATAATCACTGCCAACAATATCTACTATTGTACCTTCTTTTGTAGGAGAAGTTTTAAAAATATCCGTTAAAACCCGTGTTAATTGCATTATAGTTACCTCTCAAAAAATCATAACAAAAATTATGAAATCTAATTAAATGGGTCGATATATTCGCCTTCTACATTCATAGCTACTGACACACCTTTATTCTTAGTAATATTTATTGTCATTGAATTTATTTTATACTTAGAATTAACTTCTGGGTTATCACAATAAATACCAACAATATCTCCATCCATTAACCCTCTATAAGGCACTAAAAGTTTATATTGCTTATATCTATAATACCAATTATAGAGTTCTTGCTTTCCTACAGTAATGGCTTGCGGTTCTGTAGTGATAAGAGGACTAGATATAGTAGTTTTGCGTTTTTCATCTCCAGAACCTATTTTTTGCACTACAATAGAAACAGCCATTTATTCAGCCTCCACCCATATTAATACAGGATCAAAATCACCTGAGACACTAGAATAAGTTATAGGTAAATACTTCGCTGTATATGTTACTTTGCCTATTCCCATACTTTTAGTCTGAGAAGTAATAGAAGATGAGATTCCTGCATTATATGAAATAGACCCCAAATCTGTGCCATACCATTCTATAGAAGCTGTTTCTATAGTATGACTTACGCTGCCCTCACCATTTGTAAAAACTACATCTTCTTCGAAAGTATCTGTAGTAACAGCAGAGTGATTAATAGACCCTTTAGTAGCATGAATACTTACTGAACTTAACAAGCTACTAGGAGCAGCATATAATCTTAAATGTATAACATCTCCTGGGTAGAAACTGGTTCTTCCATCATTATCTTCTGATTCTACAGTTAAAGTTAAACTTCCTGTACTGCCATCATCAAATTCTAAAACATAAGTTGCTAATATTTTCTCAGCCATTTAAATCTCCTTAGCTGCAACAAACAAAATTGAATCTTCTGTTAATCCCTCTGCATACCATAGGTCATAAACAGTATTATAAGTTATAGAAACAATGCCTTCAGTTCTATCCCCTGAAGGAATTAGTTTTAAAGTATTTTCTCTTTCAGGGTCTACTTCTAAAGTGCCTGGGTTTAACCCTTTCCATTCATAGGATACAATATTAAGGATTGGATATTGTGTATTCCCTTTAGAAGATACAATTTCTACATCTTCTGTTACTTCCTCTGTAATTGTACCTTGATAAGATAATGAACCATCTGTAGTTCTAAATTCATAAAAAGAATCAGGATATCCTGATTCTGTATAATCAGGAATAGCAGTAAGATAAACACGAATATAGATAGGATCTCCTGGAACAGGATTAGAAGGAGACTTATCAGGATCTAGTATTATAGTCCCACTTACATTACTGCCCTGCTTATTAGAAGTGTCTGTTTCAACTAATACTGCATTATAGCCACTTTCTTGTATTTCATTTTCATTTAATGAAAGGATATTATCATAATAATCAAAATCATAATCAGTTGTTTCACTTTCTATGGAATCAGGGTCATAAGGTCGTTTATATCTAATTATCAATTCTCCCTGCTTTCCACATCTTACAATCCCACCTCCAGCCTTAGCAATTTCATCTATTACTTGGATTTTTGTTTTACCTGACACCTCTAAAGTATTTTCAGGAATGTAATAATCAAAAGCATTATATTCTATAGTAAAACCATTTGCATAATTTGCAATAACATCGCTAGCCATCCCTGAAGGAGCATATTCATCGCTTAATTTTGTAGAATATGGCTCTGAGAGTATAGCTGTCTTGCTTCTACCCCATATTTTTATAGTTCTTTTACCATAGGAAGCACTAAATTCACGTTTCTCTAACAAGAAATAATAATTATCAGTACCTATTTTTATACGTATTCTTAATGTTTCAGAACCATCGGGTTCTAATAATGACCATAATGACAAATCAGATATTTCCATATCAAAAGAATTAGTATAATAGCTTTCTGAAATGGTTATTGTTACGCTTTCTACACAGTCTTTTATGGATTGCCCATCTAAAAATACATCATAATCACCTGTAGTTGCACTTGCTCCCTCATCAGCTACAGAATCAAAATCTCCTAAATGAAGAGGATCTGATTTGCCAAGAGTAGTAACTAAGAAATAGTCTTTTAATAGGGGATTATTAGCTAATAAATCATTTATCAGTGTTATATTCTTTTTGAGTTCTTCACCTATATAATTAACTAAATCTATAGTTGTGAATACATCCTGGTCTAAGGAATTCAATAAAGTTGTTATCTTTAATAATTCATCATAATTAAGGCTATTTTTAAGTTTATAATACTTTTCAACATCATCAAAACCTAATTTATTAAGTACAGTTAATAGTTCCAAATTACCTTCTAAAAAATCATTAATTAAACTAAAAATATATCCCATAAGTAAAGAATTTTTCACATCATAAAATCTAATACTTTGAATTAGATTTCTTAAAGTAGAATAAACTTCAAGCGATAAAGAATTTATTAAGTCATAATTATGATATATCCTTTGTTGAATACTCCAAGTAATGTCATTAGAAATCTTATTAAAAATCAACCAAGCAATTTCTGAACTAAAAATACCTCCTATCCTCCAAGATGTGGGAGATAAAATTTCTAATAAACCTACTTTCCATGTAATATCAAAAGACAAAATACCACCTATCCTCCAAGATATAACATTCTTTTTTACACCTATTATTTTCCAACTAATATCATTTAACATCGTGGATATGGAAGTACCACCAGTTCCACTAGCCCATCTCCAATAGATATATGTAAAAGACATACCATTTATATCTAAAGAAGATGGTGGGGTATAAGTCCCTTCTGTGCCCCAAAACTTAAAATCTTGCATCTATCTTATCCTTCGTCACACTAAGAAATATCACTTACTGCTATATCATCACACCAAAAATTACCTGTAGTTCCCAGACCTCTAATCTCTACCTCTACTACTTGATCTAGATCAACAACTACATCTATATATACTTGCTCCCAAGAATCATCTACATCTGACATCTCTGTCTCAACCTCTTTCCAAGTTGCAGTTGTCGATCCTTCAAAGTATCTAACTATCATCTTAGGACGATAGGATCCATTGTATAAACTATCCTTCCTTAGATACATAGAGATCCGTTTAATACCACTTTCTACAGGGACCTGAAATCTCTGAATAAGAGGATATGTATCATGCAGTGGTGTGAATTTTAAAGAAGGGGACGTAGTATTGTATAAAGAAGAATCCTTTTGAATTATACCATTTTTATAACTTGCATTGAACCATCCATACATCCCAGTCCTATCATCTCCACTGGCTCCATCATGGTTTAAACTTATTATTTTTGAATCTTTTGCAGACTCTATATAAACATTTTCCAAATCTATATTAGAATTTATACATCTTAAAAAAGTAGGAGATGTATATAAAAACACAGAATTAACTGTATTAGGTAAAACTTCTCCTAATTTTAAATTGGAGAAAAAACAGGCCAAACCTCCAACTACTAAACTATAAGAAAAATGCTCAGAGCCATTTATTCTAATATTTGTACAAACCATCCTGTCGTGATCTGAACTCCTCAAGTCTGCAAAACTACTTCCATATAACCAAATATCTATATTTTCTAACACCGTAGAATTTCCACCATTAATAATAACACATCTTCCTTGGGCTTCTAAATCATGAATATAGATATTTCTATCAGCATAGCTAGAGGATATATTCAAACCATAATAGTCACCTGAGCCACTAATCACACCATATATTTCGCAATTAGAAAGCCCATAAGCATAAAATGGATATCCATAAGAATTACTAGTATATACAGGACATATTCTACCTACTTTAAAATATTCTTTTGTATCTATCTTAAATACCTGTGAAGATGCTCCTTTTATAAAAGTATACCCATCTTGAACTTCAGTAGTCCAATCAAAGCCTCCTCTATAATAAGTATAACCACTGCTATTTCCACTAGAAAATACTTCCCAAACAATCGTATCAATATCGAATACACCTACTTTATAACAAGTTAAACCACTACTTGTAGTACCTAAGAAAGGTTTGAATGTCTGTATCGTATATCCTGATATACCTATAACAATGTAATATTCACCATCTACTAAAATAACATCATTAACAGTTATATCCCCTGAAGGATCATCAGAGGCAATAAAATCTCTCTGACCATAAGTACCTGAAACAGTCCAACTCATAGTAGTAAGAGGACTTTTCTTTATTTGTATAACATCCCCAGCAGATATTGCATGGTTTGTAGTCTTCCAAGGATTTGATTTAGAGCCATCCCCAGTGTCATCTGTAGCATCAGGATCTACCCAGTAAATTGCCATATTAACCTCCTAGATTATGCTGGTACATAATCCACATTTATAGTTCCACTGTCTTCAGATGTAGCCGTTGCTCCAGCAGATACTGTCCTTTTAAACCATATATATGCCTTATCTCCATCATTCAAACTAGATATATTTAATTTATTAGAAGATGTCCTATGAAAAAAACTAGTTTCTGTCCAACCTGTTTGATCTGGAGCAGTATCCTCATCAGTGATTGTAGTAGGAGAACTAGGATTAATTCCTTCTAAAGCCATATCTATTTGCGTATCGGGAGAAGAAGTCTCTGGATTCATATAAATAGATATATCAGTATAATCCCCACCATTTGCATATAATACTAAGCACCTATACTCAGATTCGCCTACATCTGCTTCATCTGGAGTAATGTTATCAAATAAATTATTCATAGGCGTGGAACTTAATTGTGTAGCACTCATATCACCTCCAAGAGATTCATTGGGATCTCCATTATCAGTGCCTGAGTATGTATATCTCCATTCTAAGGCCATTATTTACCTCCTTAAGCTGATTCCCCATAAATACCGACAATAACTGTATTATTGGCTTTACTATTTGCTCCTGCTGGAACTACTTCTTTTATCCACACTGCCGCACTTGCAGGATATAATTCAAAAGTGAGAGTATCTCCACTTGCCCAAGTCCCTGTCCAACCTGAAGATGGAATTGTGAAATATGGGGTTGAAGTATTAGGGTTAGTAGGTGAAAAATCGGAAGTAGTATTCCCAGAACCTAAACTTCCTAAGTAATTTCCCGAAGCATCAAAAGCAGTTGCAGAAGTAAAAGTCAATGTTATGAAGTCTCTTACCGATCCTTGATTATCCCCTGTTATTGGATAATTGGAATCATCAAAATCACCATCGCCTGCTGTAGTTGCAGTTACTGAATCGGTATAAGCATGTAGATCTCCTAACTCTAAGTAGACGGCAACTCTTGTATAAATAGTATCACTGCCACTTGTATAAGATGTGAGATAATCATACTGTAATTGGTCTGCAAGAGTTATAGTAGCAACACTGCCTGACCACGATATAGCACTTATTTCATTAAACTCACTATGATGTGTAGTATCTGATTCGTCTTCTAAGTTAGTTATATAAAGTTTATCCCCTGCAGAAAGCACACTATTAAGGTCTGTCTGAAAAAAATTAACCTCTATAGAGGTACTTCCTGCTGTAGCTGCGGAATTTAATCTACCTGTACCGTAGAAATCATAACTACCAATATCATTCTGAGTATCAGTAGCTGTACCTGTAGCTATACGATAATAATCATCCCCTGTGCTCAATTTATCAATAAAAAAGGCTGCATTGTACAAAGTATCCTGTTCATCATCTATATTATGAACAAATACTTTCCTGTAACGAGTTATCCCTGCTATCCTCTCTGCATTAGTAACTCTTGGGAAAACATTATATAATGTATTATCTGTTACCTGAGTATAACTCTCTCTACCCCCATTATTTGAAGCATCCGAGTTTACTGAGGCTTTGAAAAGAACTACTTCTGATGTAGATACTGGCATTTTCTACTCCTATTTCTTTTCTTCATTAGTTTGTTTTGCATTAAAAGGGTTTTGTGGTGGAACTTGTCTTGGTTGTACAGGTATAGGTTGCGGAGCTGGAGAAGGCATACGCATCATACCACCACAAGCTGCAAATAATCCTTCTGGTCTAAGAATACATGAGAAGTCCTTTGGTTCTGCAAATATAATTTCTACTTTTCTAATTCTGTTATCTTTTGTTAAATCGAAATGGAATTCCATACCACGTCTTGTATCTTCTATAACCATAATTAAACCTCCAATAATTTTATAGTTCCATACATATAATCATCATCCTGTAAGTTATTTCTATTTATAAGGGGTTTAAAATCTAAAACAGGGGGATCATCAAATCGGAAAATAACGGTATAAGTTATATCTCCATATTCTAATGTAATAGGGTTATTAACATCTATTAAGTCCTTCAATTGTTTATAAGTAGAATATGTTATCCAACCACTTTCTTTTGTAGCTACTAAATTAATAGGTTTCCCAGCAGTTCCTTCAGTAGCATAATAACATATTCTACCTCCTAATGTTCTAGTTATATAACCAGAAAAAGGCTCAAAAGAGAAGTTATTCTCTATAACCATATCATTAGATAACGTAATCCCACCTAGTATTATACTCATATCGACATCAACCTCTCTTTTTGAAGTCTGGACACTAACATCTCAACAACTTCCCTCTCTCCAAACAAAGGAAATTGTGAACTACCTAAATTAAGATTTACATTAACTATATCTTTAGCTTTTACTTCTGGAATCATTCCCCCATATTGCATTTTGGGAAATGAAGTATTAAAAGCCACCCCTTCATTAATATTTCTAAAGAAATCTACCCCAAAATCCCTAACAACTTCCTTCCTAATAACAAATTCTCCTGGCTCTAACCACGTAGGAACTATATCTCCACCACCATAACCAGGTATATAACCACCTATTGATTTACCTCCACCTCCTGATACAGAAATATTAATTTTACCTTTATGAGAAATATCATCTAATAAATCATTTATATCCTCCAAATCTGATTTAACATCTCCTAAATTATGCTTTATTTTTAATTCAGGTTTAGAGTCTGTTATCTTCTCAATGAGGTCATTAAACCTAGGTACTATTTCAGTATCAATATTATCCTTTATCTTCAGCTCTCCTTGTTTTTGTAGACTTTTCCTAACAGCATCCATTGAGGATTTCATTTCTGTAACAAGGGAATCAAGAGACTTACGCATCATATTTATCTGAGCTTCTAAAGTAGTCTTTTGATCTTCAAGCACAGAATCCTTAACTTCTGCAAGATCTTTCATAAGAGCCTTTATACGATGAGATAAAGAACGTACTTGGTCTTCGCTTAGTTTATTTGTAGATAAAAATGCAGATTTAAGAGCATTTAGTTTCTGCTCTGCCTGTTGGAGGTATACTTTACCTTTAGCCTCATCAGCATAAAGTCTTGCCTCGCTTATAAGAGAGCTTATACTTCTAGCTTCCTTCTTTAATCTATCAAAAGTATTCTTAGTAGTGCCGCTCATCTTTTCTAATTTAGTTTTAACAGCGGCATCAAAATTCTTTAAAGATAATTCCAAAGAGATTTCATTTTGCTGTAACTGGGTATTAACATTATTTAACTGTTGATAGAGTCTCTGAAGAGCAGAGGTTTCTTCCTTAACTAATCTATCTATTGTATTTTTATATTTAAGAGCTGCTACACTCATATCGGAGTATAGCCTGGTTTCATTTTCAGCTCTCCAAGAATTAATCTGTCTTATTTTATCTGCATTGCCTTTAGCTAATTCTAATTGCCTCTTATAAGTCTGCTCTAATAGCTGCAATCCGGTAGTTATAGATTGCTTATCTATCAAATATGTTTGTTTAGCTTGAAGAGCTTTTTGTTGATCTATTTGTATTTTCTGAACATTTGTTAATTCAGACAGTTTCTTAGAATAATCAGTAATTCCTGCATGGGCTAATTCTCGTACTAGATTTAACCTTTCTAGAGTCTGAGCATATTTAAGAGTAATAGTTTGAACTTCTTGCAAAGGCTTAACTGTATCTTTGAAATTAGATGTAGCTCTAGAGAGTGTTTTATACAGATCATCAAATCGCTGCTGAAGAATATTAATAGATGTTGATAAGGATTTAGTCTGTATATCAGAAGAATTAAGTTTATTAACAAATTCCTGTACTATTCCACCTTCTGTTACAGGTAATATTCCATCATCTATAAGAGCTTTAAATGCTGCTCTTAAAGCATCTATATCCTCAGACGTCCTTACAGACTGTATAGCTAACTCGGTAAATAACTTAGGGTATTTTGCTAATTCTCTTATATTTTTTGTGTCTACAAGTGAGATATCTTTTAAGCTACCTTGCTTTTTAAGCATATTTATAAAATTCTGTAAGGATTTGCTGTACTCGTCTATATCTTTACCTGATGTTACTAATTTCTTTGCAAATTCAGGACCTGCTAATTCAATTACTTTAATGAACTTATAGAGCTGATTGCTTGCATCTTTTGTAATTCCTGTTAATTGTTCACTCTGAGATTTTAAAGACTTCAACCATTCTGAAGATAAAGGAGAACCAAGTAATTTCTGTACATTAGCAATAGTCCTTTCCAGTTCATCTATTTGCGGAGTTAACCCAAGACCAACTTCTCCTAATGCTTCTAAAGGAGACGTTTTAGATACAGCTTTTTGATAATCTTGCCACGTAGTCAATACTCTAGTTATTTCTTTATTTTGATCTCTAAATGCCTCTCTGACTTTTCGTTCCGCAGCGGCCTGCTTTTCAATAGCATCAGTAAATTCTATTATTCTTCTAACTTTTTCTAATTCTATATTGCGCTTTATAGTGCCATTTAGAAGATCTTGAGCTTTCCTGAAAGTATCCGTGATATCAGTACCTTTTGCTAATCTTTCATTATATTCTTTCATCAACTTATTATATTCAGCAAGAGGTACTAATCCTGTTTTATATGCTTTAGAAATTGCCTGAATAAGCAATCCAGCCTGCTCTAAACCTCGTACCTCTGCAACAGCATCATTAAATCTCTGCATAGAAAGGGTGAGATCATTTAAGCGTTTGGATGCTGATTCTGAAGAAAGTACAATTTCTCCAACAGTCTTAGTAAATTCTATACCAGTAGAAGTAATTTTTATATCCCTTAATCCAGAAATAGCATCAATAAAATGGGTTATGGCAGGGACTACATTCATTACCTCGGCTCTTAAACTATTCCAAAAGATAGTTAATCTAGCTTGTAAACTCTCACTCGCAATAGCTGCAAGAGAAGCAGCACGAGCATAATTATTAAAAGAAGTGCTCAATTGTGCTACTTTATCTGCATTAGCTACTAAAACAGCAATCCCAGAAGCCCCTCTTCTACCAAAAGCTCTGAAAGCATCAGCAGCAGAAAAGCCTGCTTTTTTGAGGGTAATTAAAATATCAGTTACTGTGTGCAATTGTGGGTCTACATCTTCTATTGTTAATCCCAAATCACTTAATGTATCAATCAATCTATTGGAAGGCTTTAATAATTCAGCAAACATTGCCCGCATAGAAGTACCAGACGTAGAAGCTCTAATACCAGCATCTGCCATTGTACCAAGAATAGCAGCAGTTTCTTCCAACGTGATATTTAATTGCGGGGCAATACCTGTAATGTAGTTAAAAGACGTATTTAATCTATCTACAGTTAGTCGTGTACTATTTATAGCAGAAGTAAAAATATTAGCTATATCTACAGATTTTGAGGTTTCCAAATCCCATGCCTGCATTGCAGATAACATAAGATTTACAGTATCCCCTAATTCTGAACCTGTAGCTACAGCTAATTGCGATGTAGAACTTATCAAAGAAATAGATTCTTGAGCAGTATACCCAGCTTGTCCAATCTTAATAAGTGCATCTGCAATATCTGTAGCTGCTAAGGCATATTTAGTAGATAGATCCTTTACAGTATCTGTTGCTAAAGAAACAGACTCTGTAGTAGCAAGAGTTATTGTTTCAAATTTCTTCATTTTGTCTTCGACTTCCATAGCTGACTTAGCTAAATCTGAGAAAGCTCTACGTAATTCCCATAAAGTACGATAGAGCATAAAAACGCCTACTAATCTAATATTAAAAAAACCAGAAAGAATACTTCTTGCACCAGATATTGTTTTCTGAGTTCTTGATGTTTCTGCTTCGATCTTTCTTAGTTTTTCCCTAACTATGCCTAGAGTTTCTTCTAATTTCTTAGTTCTATCCCTCCATTCCTTTGTAAGTTTACCATTAGCAGTTACAAATTTAGTAGTTGTTTTCAGGATATTTAATATCTGCTGTTCTTTTGCTCTAAGTTCAGAAACTGATTTTAAACTTTCTATATCTGTAGTGAGCTGGTTTATCTTCTCTTTAGTTATAGAGCGTAGTACTTTTTCTGCCTCAACTCGTGAACGTACTTCTCTTTCTACATCTTTGACATTCCTATCTGATAAATCAGTTAATTGTTGAGTAACTGAAAGGGTCTCATCTACAACTCGTTTCCTCTCCTTAATTAATGAAAGGATTCTTTCGGCATCTTTTATATCCTCACTACTTCCACTTGTTACTTTGAGATTACTGAGATATTGTTTCTGCGCTTTTAGGAGATTATTTAATCTTTCCTGTTCTGCTAATAAGTTGGAATATGCAGATTTCTCTATACTTAGTTCAGTATTTAATTTTCCCAATAAAACCTGCTGCTCTCTTGTAAGTTCAGTTTGTTGTAGTAACTCATCTCGTAACTTAGCTTGAGAAGATTCATTAAGTATTCCAAGTTCATATTGAAGTTGTAATGATTTTATGGATTGTTCTCTTGCAATAGCTATAGATTCTTCTATCTTCTCTCTCGTCAGTCCTGATGTTTCTATTAATTTAATAATATCAAAATCTTTAATATATGAATCAGCAATTATTTTTCTTAATTTTGCAATATTAGATTCTATATTATATTGGCTCTCTAATTGTGTATTAATCTCAGCAATAGTAAAAATAGCTTGCTTAAGATTCTTACTTATATCAATACCTAGAGAAGCACGGACTTTTTCTACTATTAAATCGTAATATTTAACAACTTCTGCTACAGAAAAAACTCTTTTATCTTCAAATTCAATCAGTTTTGCTTCCAATTCCAACTCTTTTTGTCTTCTCCTAAGAGCTATCAATACCTCGCTATTAATTGATTTCCCAAGAGTCCAAGCCTCTCTCAACAACAAGTTAACTGTATCCAACTCAGTACGTATCTTCTGAACAGCAGCATCTGATTTAAGAGAAGCAATATAGAATGTTGCCCAATCTTTTGTAGACATATTAAGGGTAGTTAATACATCTTTTAATTCGAGATTATATTTCTGAGCATAATTTGAAGCCTGTTTTATGATATTGACTGCTTCTTGTTCTGATACTAAGCCTGCTCTTAAAAGATTGGCTTTTACCTGTAGAGATTGTAGTTCAATATCCCTATATTGTACTACTTTCTTAATATTTCTTACCTCTATGTTACTCAGGTCATACCCTGATTTCGCAAGAGCAGCTACTTGAGATCGAACTCTTTCTGCCATTCTTGGAACATATTCAAATTCAGAACTTAATAGCCCTAATAATTGAGATAATTCAGAACGGGTTTTCCCTAACTTTGACAGAATATCAGTATAAGCCCCTCCTAATTGTGTAGTAGGAGTAGCCATTATATTCTTCTTTGTATAAAACTGTTCAGTTTTCTTATTAAGAAGATCAATCTCTTGTATTAATTTCTGAAGACCAGTAAGAGCTACTTTATTTATCAAATCAAAATCTTTTATACCTTCTACTGCTTTTTCAAAGGCCGTTTTAGAAGAAACCCCTCCTTTATCAAATGCTTTTATCATTTCTTCCACAGCAGGTAAAATAGATCCTCGTATCTCTTTATTTAATTCTGGAGATATTCTGACGCTAGAGAGGTTAGCTTTTACTTCTCTTAAATCATATGCCAATCTTCCTAGGGCCTCATCTATCTCCTCGCTAGACATAACTCCTGATTGTCCAAAATCAGCATATAATGAGGTAGCTTCTTTTATAGCATTGTTAAAAACATCTAAGGATGTCTTTGCTCTTACATAGTTATTATCTATTTTTTCTATGTTGTTTATTAAGGTTTTTACGCCTGGGAGCTGCTTTCCTTTAATCTTAAGATCTAAACCTGCCGTCAGTTCTTTAGATAACACTCTAAATTGATCCCTAAAAGCATTGACATACTTATAGGTTCTACTGAAAGGATCGCCTTTGATTGCGCCTTCTATATTTATGCCTCTCAGAGATGCTTCTAATGATCTAGCTGCTTTAGAAGCCTTTGCAGATGCCTGATCTTCAAAATCTAATGCTAATGTTGCTATGAGTTCAGCTACCGTCATTTTTCTTACTCTCCGGTACTACAGGAACTAAAGATAATAATTGATTTAGCACTTTCCTTGCTTTATCTTCTTTCTTCTCTTTCTTCTTTATTGTCTCTATACTCTGCTTATTAAAAAATCGTACTAATTTATCCCATCTTTTTGCAGCTTCCTTAAAAGCCTTTTTACTTGTAGATGCTAATTGTAATGATATCGCTGAACCTATTGTAGTTGCTAAAGTAGCAAAGAAATCATATTTTTTTCGTGATTCGTGCCTTATTATAGAATCATAAAAAGCATAGGTTTGCGAAATAGAGTAGGTATTTAAAATATCATGGTAGGAATGCCCGTTTGATATCAGCACCTGGAATATATCTGTTAGTAATAATGTATATTGCTCTCTCTTACCTCCAGGTGCTTTTTTTAGGTAAAGAGAGCTGAAATATTTTTTAGGAAGCCTAAATTAATGTAGAAAATAGTAGCTAATATTAGCATCCCTTTTTCTATAGGCCATTCTTTAATCTCATCATCAGTAACTTCTGGGCAAGCAAGAGATATGAGTTTAATCATATCTTTTGCTGCTATCATATATAATTTAATGAAATCCCCTTTAAATTCTAATTTCTCAGGGAATCCATCTTTAAAAAGTTCTTTTTCCTCAATCTCTTTATATATCCTTTCAAGTATAGGTGTCAATTCTATGAATTGACCGAAAGTGTAAGGCTTTATCTTAACATCCTCAACTACAACTTCTCTTGTTAATTGTGTTTTAATATCTTCAGAAAATTCTTTATCTGCTTCAGTTACTTTCTCCTTTTTAGACATATTTTACACCTCATTATATTATTTAAAAAAGGGGCTAAAAGCCCCCGAAATTAACTATTAAAAGAAATCAATGTAGCCATACGGGCAATCAACTTCAGAAGTATCAAAAGTATGGCTAAAGGTTTCATCTTTAAGAATTTCAACCTCAAAAGTACCAGACATCCAATCTTCAGCACCAAAACCAAGATCACCTGAAGGCTTAATGGAACATTTGGGAATATGATATTTCCACTGCCTACCAACTGTAGTCGGGAATACCATCAACATAGCACCTTCTGCAGTAATTGCGTTCTCATCGAATACCGTTATACCTACAATACAGGTATAATCCACAGTGATATTAGATCCATTATCAGGTGGGTTTTCATAATCTAACACTATAGTACCTGAACCATAATCAATAGTCCCAGTACTACTACCACTTGCAGGGGAAAGAGTCCCACCACCGTCATCAGTCATATCAACATCCGAAGAACTAATTGTAGCAGTCACTGTAACTGTAGTAGGAGATACTGGAATATTATCCAAAGTAAACTCAAAATGAGTCTCAGTACCATCTGGGACAATACCAGAATCCTCGTCTGCTACAGTCTTAGTCTGATTAGCACCATAGAAAAACCTTCTCATATTATCAGCATCAAACTCATCAAAAGTCATAGAAAGACTAATTGTCTGCTCAATGATAATTGATTTATCTTTCTGTTTTTTACCAGCAGTAACTGTAAAATGGTCTAATGAATCTGTACCAAGTGTTAGTGACATATCCGCTGCATTGCCAAGGTAGTAATACTTAGCATTATAAGTACCAGTACCTGCATACGCATTCTCAAGAATAGTCAATCCCGAAGCCCCTGAAGTACTATAAAAGTACAATAGAGGCATTCCAAGGGAATAGTTATTTGTATTTTTTGAAGCCATATTTATTACCTCCGTTTAGTTTGTTGAATCCAAGAGACTATATGTTTAATATATTCAATAGTTTGAAATCATAATTTTTCGTTATGATTTTTTCTTTCTTCGTGTAGTCTTTTTAGTGGTCTTTCTTTTAGGACGTTTCTTCTTAGTAGTTGTTTTAATTTTTGTTTTTACTTGTTTGGCTGATTGTAAAACTCGTTGCTCTTCTTTAATACGCTCATCTACTTTTTTTAAAGCTCTTTTTAACCTTTTTTTATCTCTCTTGATGGCTTCTGCATTTATTAGTACCCTCGCATCATCCTCAGCCTGCCAATCTGCCTCACTCTTTATTTTTGTCGTAATTCATCCTTTCAAAAACTTAGATTTATGAATTATTATGATTTTATAAATCTTCAACATTATAAATTATACTATTAAACCATACATAATTAGTAAAAGTTTGCCTGCCTCTCTCATCTAAATAGTAAGCAGTCGGAGTACCACTACCTATATAAGACATAGAATTGGGCGATAAAATACCACCTCTTTTATCAAATATAAATGTCAATAATTCAGCAGTTTTAAATGCTTTTAATTTATCAATAGAACGCACTATAAAGTCAAATGCTGGATTATAACAAGGTGTATTTCTAAGCCTATTTGGTCTCGATCTTGGCATTATAATAATTACATCATCAGGAGTTTCTGGAAAGAAGAAAAAGAACAGATTTGTGCCTAAAACTAATTCTTCTCCCCAAATAGATATGAATTTAGAACCTATATCATTTTCAGATATATTATGAATATCTTCAAAAAATGTCCTTAAATCCTCAACAAAGCCCATTTATTTAACTCTTTGGTCAAATCTCCTGAAAATAATATTGCTATCTTTCTTTAGTTCTGGAAGAATCTTGCTTAGAATATATTTAAAATCACCACTATGTTGTACCATCGCCCTTTCCAACCACTTGGGACCTACAGGCCAAGAAGCATATCTAGGATTCCAGTCTAATCTTTCATGTAAAAACATAGCAATATCGAATTGTTCAGGTCTTCTACCTGACTTAGGAAAATCTTCTATAATTTCACCTTTTACTCTATGAAAAGTTATAGCAAATGTACTTCTTTTTAATTTATATGCTTGTGCAGTTTGTAAAAAACCACCTATATCTGCAAACTGAGTTGTAAAATGACCCAATCCATCAGCATTACAAGTACCTACTACCTTGCTATTAAATCGTAATTTAGCAGAACTTCTTAAAGTTCCTGTATCAAAAGGAGCATAGCTTATAGAAGTTTCATAAACATCCCTCATAACTTTATACATACGTGATAGAGCAATCTTAACACTGGTAGCTGTAACAGCAGATATTATCTTTTTTAGAAGGATATCAAAACCTGCTCTTATCTTACCTCCAGCTATTTGCCAATCTTTTGTTATGAATGTGGGAAGAGGCTTATTAGCAAAAAGCCCTCTTTTTGAATCCATATATTTGCCTTTTATTTCATATAAACCTAATCTAAGGGCAGAAGTATAGCCTATTCTTTGTAATTCTTTCTCAAATTTATCATCAAACTCCATTAATTCAGGCATTAGACTAATCCCAATTTGAGAAAATCTATATTACCACCAAAATCAGTGCCCTCGTAAATATCCATAACTTTATATTCGGTATCATTATGCTTCACAATATATCCATAATCTATAGATATATCAGAAATCTCTGAATATGGAATATAACAAACAGCTTTATAAACTATATTTTCCTGAGATCTGTAATCAGGTATATAATCCCTTGTAACTTCGATTCCTCTAACAAAACGACATTTTATACCAGTTTTGATTTCAGTTTTGGTTTCCTGTCCGAAACCATCTTGAGAAAAAGAATAAATATCTACAGTATGCGGAGTATAACCTTCTAGCATTATGCTCTACCTAAACCTAATACTTTTTTACCTATGTATTCATTCAGGTAATAAAAAGCATCAGGGCAAAAAAGACTCTTTAGAGTTATTGGATCACTTGAATATGATGCAAAAACATCACCTATTTTATACTGAATTATTCCAGCATGTCTTTTTATTAAATCCTGAGTAACAGAATTAGCAGCTAAATGTACTGCTTGTTTAGCCGTAGTAAGACGTATATTATAAGGAAGTTGAGGAATCAGATATAAAGTGTCATCACTTCCAACATCTATTGTAAAAGGCTCTGTAATAATTAAACCATTATAAATATCCAATTTCTCAACTTTCTTACCTATACCCGCATTAACTCCATCAATTATTATAAAAGCAGCGTTCTCTTCATATTGTTTGTATTCATCTATAGAAGATTCTGATACAGAAGAAGATGTAAAACTATCATATTGGATAGAAGCATGATAACGATATGAAATAGTATAATTTTCAGAATCATCTATTTCATAATTAAAAGTTATGAAAAGATCACCTGTATCATAATCGAGACTAGAAGAGGACACATAAATAGGATTATAAAAAGGATTGGCAGATGAGCTTGTATCCCTAAGAATAACTTGAGTTGAAGTTCCATCTATCAACAAGTAGACAGTTATTTCAACACTACCTTGCCTAACAATGGTATTAAGGGTCTTAGAAATAGACATATCTCCAGCAGTAGCAGTGTCCGTAATAGTTGCTTCTGTACCCTGAAAGATAGAAGTAGGGGTTATTGTAATGTAATCAAAATAGTTACGAGGGAATTCAAGAGCTTGAGCTGATATTAACTTTTCGCCATAAAAATTGACGCTATCAATCAATTGTGTAGCCAATCGCAAAGCATTCTCTTTGATATAAGAATCATAGGCCAACCAGGTTGTATCTGCTGCTAAAAGAGCATCAGCTTCTGAAACAGAAATATAAGATTCTGCATCTATAGTGCCTTGTAAAGTATTTAAGCTCATCTACCAATCCTCGAAAATTATTTTCTTTTACGTCCTCGTTTTCGCATTTTTCTGAAGTTACGAGCAAGATTAGCTCTTCTTTTCAAAGTGGCAGTTACTGTTATAATCTTACCCTTAACAGTAATCTTACTTCCTACCTTAGCTTTCAGGATTTTATTCAAGATAGACGTAGGAATAGTCTGATTTTCTTTGTAACCAAGTTGTTTCTTGAGAGCGCCTTTTTTAATGTTTTTAGGAATCCATTTCTTCTTCTTGGTGGTTCTTTTCTTTCGTCTTTTTATCGCCATTGCTAATCTCCTTCAAGAAACACAATGTACTTCTTTTCAGCCCCTCTGCCTTTGACGTGTACTTTCTTCCCCTCTCTTACGTATTTTTCCACTTCTTCTATCTTAGTTCTATCCAATATCAACTTAGTCCTTTTAGCTGGTTTCTTAGAAACCGCAACTTTAGGAGCTTCTTTATCAAGTTCAACATTTTTCACATCTTCTATTTTCTTAACAGTTTTCTTAGGTCTCGGCATAATTCCTCCTTTTAAAAAGAGGGGGCTTCTAGCCCCCTAACTCAAATCTTAAGACTGGGCAAGATTACATCCGTATACAAATCTCCAATTCTGGACGTAGATACCAAATCTACAAATAATAGAAGCTCTGTAATCTTTAGTTTCAGGATCTACCCAGAAATCAATCACAGGATCAAGTTTATTAATTACATAAATTCCCTTCTTAGACTGCATAAGAATCCAGCCATCAGAATCAGTCAACCTTCTCCAGACAACAGGTCTCACAATATCTCTGAGAACATTAGTTACGCCAGGATTTGCAGAGTCAAGAGAAGTAGATTTAAGAATTTCCTCGGCAGTAAATTTCAATCCAGGCGGAACAAGCAAAATATCAGGAATAATATCAATATCCTCATCCCTCTCATCTTTCGCATTTGTAGTAGTCATAGCTGTATAGACAGTTTTCAAGTTCTCTGCTGTAAGAGGAAGAGCCTGATAATTAAAATATGTACCACCATTTTTGGATACATGCTCATTACCTGATGCAGCAAACAGAGGCTTACCATCATAAATAAAATCCCCTGAAGGATCAGTAATTACACCAGGGATAGAGTTATTGAAAATAGTGTGCCCTGCTGTAAAAGCACCATAATTAAACACTTTAGCAAAAGTTTTATCCCTGGTTCTCTCATAGGCATCTCTCCAGCTTGCTACAGTCTTTCTGAAAAGACCTTCTACCTGGGTATCAGAATAGAGTTCCAAGGAGAACGAAATCTGCCTACCAAAGGTCTTAGGAGCACCAAGTACTGTATACCCTTCCATAGGAGAATCAAATTCCAGCTTATCGCCTTCTTTCTTCTCCGTAAGATCTCCCAATCCCAGGGCTGATGTAGTCATGGTATATGAAGCATCTTCTGGAAAATCCGTATCCTCTGCGAATAACTCCGTCCAAGTGTCATAATTACTGGTAGCTGCCTCCCAAAACCATCTATAGGCATTAACCTTTAGTTTTTCCGTAAAATCAGTTCTAGTTACACTCATATCTTATACCTCCAATTATTAGCTCATAAACCTGTTATATTACTCTAACAATAAGATCATCGCCATCAATTCCTACTACTTCTACTTTGACATAAGTAGTATCATCTGTATCCACATACTGAACACCAGCAGACACTGTAAGACCAAAACGAGATCCTATTGCAGGAGTTCCACTTCCAGTTTTAGGCATTCTATAAGTTTTACCAAGGACGCTCTCCACAAGAATAGGATCACCCTCAGAAATATCCCCAGCAGGTCTAACCGCCCAACCAAAAATATCTACGTCTCCGGTAGCTAGGACAGCTTTACCATCAATAATAGTTATAAAAGCCCCGCCCCTGTCACTAGGTGTCAAACCACTAGCAGCAGGAACTTCAATTACAGCTTCATTTGTTCCAACCTGTACGTATTTACTCATAGTTTATCCTCCAGTTTGTTGTTTTTTCATTTCAAGTACTTCTTTTTTTATCTTTTGGATCTTCAGCCACTGCTTTATATCCATCCCAGCAATTCTGGCAGAAGCATAATCAGCAGGAGTAGCTTTTGAGACATCAATCTCGTCATCATCCCCTGTTTCCTTCTTTGGTGGTCTCCGTTTATTTTTGTCTCCATCCCCTGGAGGCAAGGTAACCGCCACTAAATTGGAATTAGCTGGGTCTTTAAGGAAGTCGGATACAAATTCCTCAACAGTGACTTCTTTACCTTTTTTATTAATGGCGTAATATTCACCATCTTCATTTCTCTTAAAAAAGTGTTTAGTCATAAGAACTATCTGTTCAGGAGAATAAGCCTTTTCTTCAATGGCTATTTTCCTGATTCTACCTTCAAGAACTTGCTCATACAAAGTACTGAGAAGTTGTTCTTTCTCTTGAAGTTTTTGTTCAAAAGTCTGCTTAGTAGTATTGAGTTCTTCTTCTAATTCTTTCAGTTTAGCTTGATATTCTTCATTAACAGATTGAAGCTGAATCTTAAGTCTCTCGGATTCTGATTTATCTTTAAGTTCTGCTTCTTGTTGTTTCTTCTTTATTTCTTCCCTAAACTTTCTAAGCTCTTCCAGTTCCTCCTTCATTTTTTCAACTTTATCTTTAGGAGGAGCTGTTTTTACTACTTCTTCATATTTTGATAATTTCTCTTCAAGCTCTTTAAGACGTTTCTTAGTTCTATCTCTATCTCTTATGATACTCTCAATATAAGATTTAGAGAATTTAACATCACCATTTTTGTCCTTATCTTTATTTTTATCCTTGTCCTTATCATCATCAAGGTTTTGGTCTTTGTTTACATCTTTATCTAATTCAGGCGGCATATCTTATTCCTCCATATCATTCTTGTTTGTTAACAATAGGTCTACCCTCTCCAGTATCTTTTTTTATACTCAGAGAATCTTCCTCTTTTTCATTATAAGCTCTATCTGAGGGGGATTTATAATCTGATGACCCTATAACACTTTGTCCAAATGTCATTTTTACATTACCAGCCCTCACATTTTTCACAATTTCTTCAGAATCTTTATTATCTATCTCATCTATCACCTCCTCTTTGATCTTATCAGGTGCTGATTTCAGTAATTTAAGTGCTGCTTCTTTAGCTAAATATTTTACTAGTTTTTCAGAAATATTCTTAGAAATAACATCAAATGTATATTTCAGATAATCTACAAAATTAAGAACATCAAAAGAACGAGGATAAGTAACTTGATAAATAGATTCATCAGAAACAGGTTTACCTGTCATGATTTCATAATACATCTTCAGAATTTCTGTTTCTGCCTTTTCAAGATTAGCAGCTTTTGCTGTTAAATTTGCTTCTATAGAATAGAATTGTTGTTGTTTTGCTCTCCCTGAAGAAGCAGAAACATCTACAGCAGTACCTGCAAGACCTGCCATAATGTATATCTGTTTTATATGAGAAAGCACCATTTCCCATATTACTTCTATTTGTGAAGTATCTGGGGAAATAAATCTAGGTGGATGGCCTGCATTTGCAGGAAAAGTGAAAATAGCAGCAGTCCCAACTTTTACTAATGGATCTTCACCCGTATGTTTTTTAGCCTCAGCTTGTTCTGCTAAAGAACCATCATCAGGACAGGTTAACTGTGAGAAAGTTTGCCTCTCTATCATTTCATCAATATTTGAACACCAATTAAATATAGCTCTATTCACATAGGCTATATCCTTAATAGTAGAAAGACTTAATCCTTCATAAGATTCCCCCATATTTTTCACTAGAACAACAGGCACAATTCCAAAAGGATTATCTATCTTCTCCCCTATTTGTTCTCCTGTCTCCTTATCATACTTCACCCAATAATCACGTGTAATAAGATTTCTTACAGTAACTATTTCCCTATCAACTGTAGGGTCAGAATCTTCATAAATATCCTCTTCAAGAAGTATCCAATCAAAATTACCATGTGTATCTACAGAAAAATCTACAACTTCAGCAGGAGTGTGCATGGTAAGATAAGGATAGAGATTATACTCTTTTACTACACTTAGGGGAACTTTATTATCTTCTGAAGAAGGAAATAATGATAAATCACGAAAATTAAACAAAACATAAACAAATCCACATGCTCCTGAATAATTAGATACTTTTCGCATAAAAGTATCAATATCATCACCAGAGCCTGTTACATTTCTCAAAAAAGGTGTAAATATCTCATTAGAGGGTCTTATAATTTCCTTGGAAAATATGAAATTTGTATAACTTTCTATTACTGCAGAACAATAATTGAGATAATATGCCCTCTTCTTTCTATTCTCAAAATCATCATCTAATTCTAAGCGATGAGTAAATAAGTTATCACTACCTATATATTCACTTCCTCCCTCATATGCTTCTAAAAAAAATAACCATTCTTCACTATGATCTTCATATAAAGGATGCTGCCTATCAGTTATAGCCACAGACCTTATCCCCCGTATGTGAGTAGCTTAAATCTTTTCTTATTTATCAATTCTACTGCTCCTGCAAGAGCATCAGGGCCATCATCATTACCTACAATTCCATATAGATGTAGTTGTGTATATAAAGTCAAATGATTCTTATTAAAGCGAATAGTACCATCTTTTATCAATGGTTCTAACTTAGAGATACGTGCTTTTTTAGATAAATTATTCTGAACAGCAGTAATAGGAACATATATGCCTTCTTCTCTTAATTCTCGTTTGAAGTCTTCAGTAATCAATGCTTGAAAGCCATTAGACTCTATTCCAACATACCTTATTTTATCTAAATATTTTAATGAATACTTCTTTAATTCGCTTTTTTGATAAGAAGGGGGCTTCTTTTCAACATCAGCATGAAGCACAAAAATATACCCAGAATCTATATGTCTCATTAATACTATAAGGGCATAATAGTCTGATTTCTTATTCTTATTAACAGTAGGATCTAAATAAATATATATCTCACTATCATCAATAAGAGCTTTAATATCTTCTTCATTATAAAAGCTAAATATACTTTCAGGGAAGAGAAGTGTTGATGGGTCAAACGGTTCGTTCTGTTTTTCAGAATAAAAGGAGGCAGTGCCCTCTCCAATAAGCTCTACCATTAAATCATAATATGAAGAACCTTCAGGCCACATGAGAGAAACACCCGACAACATTTCAGCCTCATGCTTTTTATAGAAAATATACGCATTTTTCTCTCTCCTTTTATCAAATCTATTTTGATAGATGGTTTTCCATTCATCCCACAAGTCTTGATTTTTAGCGAAAGACAGTACAGCTTTGAACTTCTTACCATGAAAAGCAGAGAATTCTGGAGTAGTCAAAAGTTTATTTAATAAACTGAAAGGATGTAAAATCGTACCAACAACAAATATATCTACAGGTCGATTAGGGCCGCCAGTTTTTAATACATCTTTAGAAAACCAATCAGTTATATGTTCTCTATATGTTTCTGATATAATAGCATTCCTATTTTCTAGATCATCAGCTATTACTAAGCCAACACGGTGTTGTTTAAATCTTCTACCTCTAACTTTACCCATAGAACCAAGAGCACGAATCATAATATCATTTCTTGTTATTATGAATTCATCCCTCCATTTAGGCCCTTTCCCAAATACTTCAGGATAGAAGTATTGGATCATTTCATTTGTTTCCAACTCCCTCTTTATATCTGCTAAGAAGTCACTAGCCTGAGAGAATACGTCTGAAAGGATAACTATATAATGGTAGAGATTTTTATTTCTTCGTGCAGACTCACATATAATCCATAAAGGCCATGCAAGTGTAGTAACAGTGGATTTGCCAAATCCACGAGGGGCAGCTATTGCCTCTCGTGCATTTGTTCCTATCCTATCTCTGAAGTTACTAAAAAGATAATAATGAAGAGGTGAGAAAGGAATTGTGAAATAATGAGGTAAAATAGTAGCTGCAAAAGAGTCTATTCTTGAAGAGAATACCTCTCTTAGGATTTTTCGTTGTGATAATTTAGGCTTTCCTGATTTAAACATGTAAATCCATATAACCCGATAAGGACTGACTCTGCAATCCCATCATGTGGTTTTTTTGCTCTTTTGGATTTTTTTAATGATAAATCAGGAAAAAGGCAACTAACTTTTTCAATAGCATCTATTTTTTGTTTCTTTGTGCCTTTTAACATAACTTTTTTCCATTCTTGTGGTCTTACTCTAATAAATGGAAGACTAAGACCTAAAAGAATACCATGAATTACCCCCGCATTATACATAGATCTACCTGTAGAAGCTATACCTTGTTTAGGCATTGTTTGTGCTTTCTCTATAACTGTTAAAGTTGGTAAATATGTTTTAAAAATCATAATTAATTTATGATAATCCAATTTCCTTCTGCTCTTCTCTTTGATAATAGGCATAACAGAAGAATAAATTATTTTATGTTTATTTCTTGGCGTTTCAGATATTACAGAAATACCACCATCAAAACCAGGGTCGATGCCACAAACAATAATACGTTGTTTAATCATTTATATACTCCTTATGTTCTTTCCACAAATCAAAAATCCTTCTATAAGTCTTGATAAACCAATCACTGAATTCATAACATATTATTTCTTCACACATATAATCTGTATCACCAACTTTTATATATTCTTGTTCCTCTAATTGCTTATATGTAGGATTATTTATAGTTCTAATCCTATTAAACATTGCATGAAGTAATTCATGAGCAACAACACCTTCATCAAAGTATTCGATAGTTATATGTACTTCTCCTAGCTTAGGTCTTATAATTTTCTCATCAGGCTTATCTTTGTATATCCTAAAAATTTCAGGTTCATGATTAACAACTGCAATAGCATCCTCTGAGTCAAGAGAATTAGCTCTAAGGCTATTTAAATCTTTCCATACAAAAACATGATAATAATACTTCTTATCCCAAGTTTTTAACTTAAAACAATCAAGTAAATTAGTTTTGTCTTTACGTCTTTTTACTGTCATTTAACCTCATACAATAATCTAATTATTCTTTCTTTATTCATACTAAATTCTTTGGCATTCATGGATGTATTTCTAAAGGAAAGGAATTTAATTGCGATTCCTTTAAAAGTAGTAATAATGTAATAATCTGCTAATTCAGGCTTTGTAACCCATAAAGATAACCAATTGAAGTTTTTCAAACTGGATCTAAATTTAAAACGAAATTCCTTATCTTTAACTACAAAAGCTGTTCCCTGTTTTACTTTTTTTAATTTTCCCTCTTCTATAGATAATAATACATCTTTTAACAGAAGCAGTTGCTCCCAAAGAGAGGGGTAAACTTTTAATTTTTGATCTATGAATCTGTTTATTCTTTCTTCTCTAGTAAGAGAATTAGCTCTTTTTTTATATCCTAAATAACGTATTATAACTGCTGAAACAGCCTGTCTGGATTTATTATAGTCCTTAGCTATAGAAGTTATAGTTTCCTTGCCTTCATATGCTCTAATTAGTCTGTTTGTATATTTCTCCCCGAATCGTTTTTTTAGGAGTTTATATTTTTGTTCTATATCCATATACTTCCTCTTATTGTACAAATGGTAGAGTTTTGCATTGAAAACCTGCTGCTCCTTTATGTCCTCCACCACCATATTTTTTAGCTATCTTTGAAACATCAACATCAGACTTATCTGAGTAAAGAGATACAGTCCATCCTCTTTCTGGATCTAACATGCAAAAAGTCATCATCGCATCATATTTAGTTGTATCCCAGATAGAATCGAATAATTTTGAATTTGTAAGTCCTTTATTACAACAAATAAACTTCAATCCTTCCCATTCCAATTCAAATCCTCTGGATTTTACATATCTTTCATTTATTATTTCTTCATACCTCAATACTGTTTCACCTCTCTTTATAACTTCTCTCACTATAGGCCGTTCAAAAAGAGACTCCCAAAGAGGTAAATTATAAGGGTTGGTATTTTCTAACCTAAGACCATACTGAAAAGGAAGGGTGTCTGGATTCCTGAACCACCAGACATCATATTCTGCTAATAGCTTAATAAAATAAGGAACTGATTCTGTAGGAAAGAAATACTCCCAACAGAGCTGACAGGCACCAATACCATCCCTCAATATTCCCTCAGTAGTGATTGTAGTTTTCAAATATTCATCAATAGCTGATTTATGATGATCTATCCATATAAGTTTTTCGCATTTATTGGCTAATTTCTCCATTTCTGAAAATGGCTGAAGAGAGAAATCAACCATAACAATAGTATTATGTTTTTCAACGATATCCCAAGGAAAGTCATCTCCGTAGTCTATTCCATATAAATTACAATCAGGATGTGCTCTTTTAACAACATATCCTGAACATTTTCCATCTAAATCAATATTATGGTAAAAAGTTAACATTATTTAAACCTCCATTTTTTATGTTTTTTAGGTTCAAAATATGGGCATTTATTATCCTTATTTATTTCCTTTGGGTCTCCATATTCTTCCCAATATGTTCTATGATTATGTTTTAGTTTTATAATTGCCTCACATATTTCAGTTTCATAGGCTAACCCTGCACCTACATAATCTTGTTTAACACGAAAATGCATACAATCTTCACAAAAAACAAGGTCTTTTAGCTCTTCAGGTTTGTTTTCATAATTTTTCATAATTTTATCTTTTTTCTTTATACTGAATATCTCTTTAACTCCTTAAAACAAATGCCATAAATTGATGAATCCCTAGGTTTATTTTTACATCTTATAATAATATCCTTTGTGACTGGATCTCTACTGAACTCAAAACTATCATTATTTTCAAGAATAGCATCTATTATTAGTTTTATATCGGGGTTTATAACTTTTATTAATGTTTCATAAGGTATCTTGTATACTCCCATCGCCAAATATCTCCTCTTTTAATACTTCAAAATGTTCAAAAAATATACTATTATACAAACACCCAGCTCCTATTTTAGCATCCTCACATATTGCCATAAGCTCTGAAGAAGGTAATTTCTCGCTTAATAAATGCAATAAAATAACAATATATTCCTTTTTCTCTTCTCCTTCAGGAATATAAGCATCAATAATTGCGAGGTTATTAAAATATCTGCATTTATCCTGTATATCCTTGAATATATCAGACACTTACTTTCACCTCCTTCCTCATATTAGCTCTATATCTGATTCTACCTCGTTCCCCCACACATCCCATCCTAGTGTTTTCTGTCGAGCAAAAAGCTCGATACGTGGCAAATCACCACAAAATCCTACAATAACCTGCCTGAAAAGATGAGGTTTTATGCTGTGTCCTATTGGCTTATGCTGATAACATGTTTTGAATTTGCCTACCCCTCTTGGCCTTTTCCATTTCCCTTTCAATTGTCCATATAACAAAAACTCTGTACTCCACATAAAACTAAATGGTGTAAAACCATATGTTTTGTCCCAAGTTATTATGCAATTATACTTAAAACCCCAACATTCCATCACATAAAATGCTTTAGGCAGCCACTTATGAGTTGTCCATAGAAATAAATGGCATTCGTTTTTGTCACAAATATTCTGCACAGGTAAGTTGCATATGTCTTCATATGTCATAACACTATAAGGCATATCAAGTTGCTTTGGTCTCACCTTTCTTGATATTAGTTTTATAGGCCAAGGAGGATCTACATAGATAATATTGTATTTTTTAGACACTTATTTTCACCTCTTTTTTGCTTAGGTGTTTTACTAGCATATCCCCTATCTGATCTTTAACATCTTCAGGCAATAATTCTTCACCATCAAGTACTGTTTCTGAAGCAGATAATACTGTTTGAGCATCCATTTTCCATAATTTCATTCTTAGCTCTAACAGATTGCAAATAACTTTCATAATATCCCCTACAACATGGGGTTTTTTATACATATGAAGCTCAATAATCTCTTTACCTATTTTTATTTGATTTAGTATTTCTTCGTCTATCTCTATTCTTCTTAAATTTTTCGTTTCTTCATCAATACCCCCTATTTCTATATTTTTTAAAAACTGCACATCTTTATATACAGTAGTTTTGCTGATACCTAATTTCTCAGCAATTTCTGCAACAGAATGTCCTTTATCTAGCATTAATTTAACTTTTCCCAACCTTACTACTTGAGGAAGGGATTTATCTTTTTTCTCTTCTTTATATATATCAACATCAAAATTCATAATTTTACCTCATTTCTTATTATGAAATAATAGTACTATATTTCTATATGCTTGTCAATCATTATCCCTAATACTATAAATTCGAACTTTGTCAACCCCTCAAATATAATAAAATACCTAATAATAGGCTATTATTAGGTATCCTCATTCTAAGAGTATACTTCGGGCGTTATACCTCTGGATAATACAATAAGATAGAATGCGTCAGCATATACATCTACAGAATGTAGATGTATATCCATTTATGGGCATTTTGTGTAGTTAGTAGTAGAGCGATTGACAATGCCCATAATTTATAAATCATAATTTTATTATGATCTATATTTATACTCTTATTGTATACATCTCTTAGTTGTTTAAAAGCTGCATTTATGCAACCTCTAAGAGATGATTCCAGAAGCAAAAAGACAAACCCTGAAGAGAAAGGCAGGAAAACTTCAGGTAAACAGGAGTATCGCTTTATCAGCCGCCTATTATCGCAAGGCCAAGCGCTCTGTCCTGCTGTTTCGGTCTCAGCAGTAACCGTACTACTCTTATAATTATAATTGAAGGATTGCATTATCCGTCGTATAGGCTGTTTATCGGGTTTATTCCAACCCAGGAGCGCCCTTTTAGAGGAAATCCTCCAACTCCGGTCAACCCCTGATTTGGCAACAGTACCGCATCCACCCTGTGCAAAAACTCCTTGACAATTAATATAAGAGATGTTAGTATGATTGCAGACGACCTGGGAAGGGCGAACTGGGTCCGGTACTGACCTCACCAGTCTTTCTCCCAGGGTTTTTCTACCTTTTTTTGTCAAGGAGCTGTTGCAGATACCTGTAGCAGCTCTTTTTTTATTAAAGGTATCAACCCCATCTGCAATTGTTTTTACTACTAACGTACTCATGTTCTCTATTATACCTCATCAGATTCTCATTTTCAACTCCTAACTTGACTTTAGCATTAAGAGTAAAATACTATTCCCTAAAAAAGAGGTATCTGAAATATGCCAAAAAGCACTGAAAATCCTTATACAATACAATTAGATCCTGCAGAAGCAGTCCTGATGCATGATGTTATAGAAGGAACAATAACATCAGTAGATAGAGATAATAAGACTGTAGATGTTGTATTAGATGAACCTTATTATCCTAGGAACTATGAAACTGATTATGGAAAGCTGGAGAAGCACAAGAAATATGAACACTTAGATATAGAGCCTATAACTGAGATATCAGGTGCTAAGATTATATATAATTGCCAATCTGAGAACTTAGATCCAGCATCAGCATTTCATGTTAATGATAAAGTATTGATATATGCTGTAAATGGGGAGTATTATTGTGTAGGATTTCCTGATAAAATAAAGAGATGTGGTGAAATCTTAAAGATAGATATAGATGGTTATGTTATATTATGGGATTTAGAATTGAATGATTACGTAGATATCCCAAAACTAACCTTTCCTTGCTCTAGCCAAGACCCGATCTTAATCGACTATTTATCACGACTTTCTAGGATAGGGTTGTGCCCTGAAGGATACCGAGAGACTACAGACAATGCCATTAGATATTTATCTCGATCTCATCCTGAAACTTGTCCTCCAGAATATTTAATATTTGAAAGAGGTACTTATGGAGGTGTCGAATGTACTTATTGGAGTGGAATTAGTTTTTGTATGTGGTATCCTTATGAAGCTGGGTTCATGCCTTGTGAGATGTTGCAAACAGGGTCTACACGTTTTGTAGAATATTGTACTCAAGATATAACTACATGGATGCCTTCTGGAGAAAGTTGTAACTTTGAAGAAGGAGGGGAATTTAATAACTGTTGTGCAGACATAAATGCTCATGTCTATGCATACCGTGAAAAAACAGCCTTTAATTTCTTCGGAACTTATTTGAATTTATATTTAATATACAACTACACTGAACAACAACACGATTGCCAAGCTGAGGATTCCTATGACCAAAATTTCCAATCTAATGCAACTCTTGGTTATTATAAAGTAATTGGTGAGGGAGTATTTGAGGAGATCTCATCTTGGTATCCTGAAGGATACCCACAAGATTATGATATTTTTCAAAAATCTGATATTTGCCAGTGTATAGTTGGAGATATTACCGCATCAGGATGGCAATTTAATGGCGCTTATAGAAGTAAAGAGGAAGCCGGAACAGGTGAATTGTCTCCAATAGCAGCAATCTATAGTGACAATTATGCTGTTGTAATAGCTGTATCTGCATACATAATAAAAACCATTCATGGAACTGGGTTTATAGATTGGCTGTCCGAATATGATCCCGATTGCAGTGTTGATGATGATATCTGTAGAGCAATTTGCAGGTTTGGCGACCCAGATTGTCAAATAACTTATAAAGATTATGAACCACGTGCATTTGCATTAGTAGGAAAGAATCCCAATGGAAGTATATCTGAAATAGATCCAAAAGAATATCCAGAAAATATAGATCTAAGAGATGCAGTAATAGATCTTGTAAATACAGTAAGGCAAGAATATGGAATATCTAACCAAAGTACTTTATACCCGAAAACTATTCATTTGGATATTTATGCTTAAACCTCAAATATACAAACAATGAGGAATTCATAAAAAGTCCCCTAATGTCATTTTATAATTTTCCTGAAGAAGGAAAATAATCCCCCGTCCCTATAATGTTATAATTAACATATAATTAATATCTGAAGAAAGAAAGTATCATAATTTTTATTATGATTTTTGTTATGAGTTTTACTTATAGTTATTATTAAAAATTATCATAACTTTTATTATGGATTTTATGTATAGCTATTATTAAAAAATTATCATAACAACTATTATGATTTTTATAACTATTATTAGAAAAACATTATAGTAATTATTAAAAAATTATCATAGTAATTATTAGAAAAACATCATAATTTCTGTTATGGATTTTACTTATAACTATTGTTGTGAATTTTATGTATAACAACTGTTAAAAAATTATCATAACAAAAATTATGGATTTTATGTATAACAACTATTAAAAAATTATCATAATTTTTGTTATGAATTTTATGTATAGCTAGCTCGCACATCCCCCACCACTTTTATCAAAAAACCTGGCATTTTGGCATACTTTTTTCCCACACTCAGAACTGCCATAAATTTATTGCACTAACTGCAATACTTTTATTGCAGCATTCTGCGTCAAATCACGCACAAAAGCATAATATCATAATCATAATTATGATATTGTTGCAGAATGTAATATAACTGCAATAATTTTATAGCAGTTATGATAGTAGCATCATCGTGATATATGCAATAAATTAATTGCACCTGGTTCTGAGTGCAATAAAATATTTGCATATGTGGTAAATATGAAACATAAAAAATTTATTTGCCTGTAATCAGCTATAATTGGCGATATTTAAGTATTTGTAAATTGCTGTAATCATTAATAAAACAAGAAATGCTCAAAAAAATTCCCTAGTACACTTTCAGAAATCTAGTAATGATTAATGTAATGATATTGATAACTTATAACCAAAAAACGAGAAAACACGAGAAAAACGAAGAAAATAATAGGAAACAAATTACATAGTAGCAAAAACACAACAATTGTTGTTTTTTTGATACTATGAAGCTAAAGTATTGTTATCATTAAATAAACACAAAAAATCATGATTAGTAGTGTTGCATAAATGCTACAGCAATTAAGTGCAATAAAATTATTTCACTTTTCATGATATGAATTTAAGTTATCGATATCATTAAAGAAATAAAAAATTATGAAAAAATTATGAAATTGGCATTGTGTGTGCATATATATAATGGTAAAATTTGACATAGGAGGTGACGAAATGATTAATCTGTTACAAACAGAAAATAATGAAATTATCAGAGCAACTATAACTTGTTCTGATGACTTGGATGTATTGGATTATTTGTTTCCCAATAGTATCTTGGAACTGGATACTATGGGAAACGAAATAATAGCTATAATCAAAGAGGATCACGCTGTATAATGTGGTCCTCTTTTTGTCTGTACCAGTTAAGCCGCACTAGTACAGGCAGATTAATAACAGCGGCAAAGAGGAGGTGACAGTGGAATACTTTGCAAAATTGAGAAATTTACGGGATAAGCTGGAGGCAATCGAAATCCAGCTTGAAAGGCTTGCTAAGGAACATAGCAAGCCTCTGGAAAGTGTGGTAGATGACTTTAATAATATCTACCATGAATTTACAAGCCAATACCATAAGCCTAACCGGCTTGTGGTAGAAGTTATTAATTAACCATAAGGAGGTGCAGCATGACAAGAGAGGAATTCTATAAAGAACTAGAAGCCACTGTAATACATCTGAATGTAACATATCCTAATAAAATGTGGCAGATTAAAGATCTGCAAGATCAGCTATGTTTAGCTGATAAACTCCTAGAATTAACAGAGTGGATGCCAAAAGAAATAAACATTAAATTGTACTCTACAGGAGGAGAGAGTAGACTTATTGGATACTATGACCGTATCGAAGTATTTTTACCTATATGGATGTTTCCGAAGCGTAGGAAGGGTATTAGTAAGGAAAGAATATTAAGATCATCGCTTTACAAATTAAAGTATTTAACAGAACATAGAATTAACTATCTTGCTAACTCGGTAACTGATACCGAGTTAGTATTTCTTGGTAAGCTCTTGAATCTTAAAGAGTTTACCGAACAAGAATAAACATTTTTTGCCAGGTTGGGTTTTTCAACCTGGCATTTAATTTACTGTAAATATTACAAAAACACTATACACTGTTAATGATTCAAACCATTTACGAAACATAGGAGGATATAAAGCATGAAAAAGATAGTATACATTAAACCTATAAAAGATAAATTTTCCACTATTCCAGTTCTAACAATCACAAATTTTCGACAAGGTAAACGTATCGTGTTAGATCTGCAAAAAATACAGTCCAGAAAATACTGGACACGGATTTATAACAGCTTCGGTTACAGAGTAAGACCAAACCACATTAAACTAGATCATAGATTGATTTGTTTAATCTTTGACGTACCTGCCAATAGAATACATCGTAAACTTGCCTTGAGATTATTCAATGCCTGGAAAAACAATAGTTTTAGCTTGGAAAATATACATTATGATAAGGAAAAGGATATATTGCATATATCTTGTCCAGAGTATTCTCCTAGCAATCGTTATTACAATACACTAGGAGTCACCAAGGAGCAAGTTTGGTATTTAATGAGGCAATCCGAATTGAGAAACAAAGAAATATTAGGAATTGCTTAATTATTAACTATTATGAATTTAAGGAGGGTAAATCATGTTAAAGAGGAGAACATATAAAATTTATACTTATGATTTGTGGCGTGACGAACATGGATACTACGTTAATAATGTTTCTGAGACAGATATGGCAATAACTATTAATGATTATACAAGCGACAAAGAGATAATTAAAACATTAAAAAAAGAGGGATTTCTTAAGAAAAACTTAAGATATAAGTCTTTTAAGATATATGGAGATATAGATAACTTATATGTGGAATATTATAGCCAAAGAACCGGATTAATACCGGTTTGTGAGTTAAGATTAATTGATTAAACATTAATAATAGGAGGTGAAGTTATGGAAAAAGTAGAATATTACAAGAAAGTATTAGATGATAATAGCCTGGAATATATTATCAATGATTGTTATGAAGCTATAAAAGCTATGCCTGATAACGACAAAGTGCCAGAATACTATAATCTAGCTAAGGAACTGGAAAATGAGCTATATATAAGGCATAGCAAGCGTATATTCCGAAAACAAATCAGAAGATATTGCCTTGATCCATTAACTTTTCCTGTAAGAAAGAATCGAAGTAGGCTAGAACTATTAGACTTTAAAACCAGGTATCTAATGAACGATATCTTTCATACAGCAAATTTTGAATTAGCATATTATAGAAGACTAAAAAAAGAGAAATAAAATATATCATATCCAGGTATCATTAAGATGCCTGGATATATTTTTGATTATTAATCATATATCGAATTTAAGGAGGGATAAAATCATGCAAGCATTTACTGGTATAAAAGACTACAATCAAGCCAAAAACATGGTAGAAAAGTATTGCAAAGCTACAGGAAAACAAGTTTACAGTGAGTTCACAGAGTATAATAATGATAATACCTGCAGATCTGCAATGTGGATTGATAGAAGTAATAATAAAATAGCTTATTATAGTCCAAAACAAAAAGCTATAGTATTTCACCAATGGGAAAAGTAAAAGGTATCAATCCGATACCAAGATATATAATCGTATATTGATTTTAAGGAGGGATAAAATTATGCAAGAAATCAAGGCTAAAATCGAATTACTGGAAGTATATGGCCATAAAATTGAGGACAATTTTGTCATTTCTGTCTGTCAGAATATTCTTAATGATCTGCAGATAGAAAAAATCGAGGTTCATAATAAAAGTTATGAAAAAGAGAAAAAATATCTTAATAATCAATATAAAAAATTTCCTGGATTCAAAGGAATTGATCCGGATATATGGATTGAGGTTGGTTTTATTATTGGTGATTCCGGCAAGGGAATCGCCAAAAAAGCTATATTATTAGACGAAAGTGGCCATGAATTGCTTAAAACTAACATTAGATTTGATTATATGATAACAAGGCTTAAATCCTACGGAATCGAGTTAAAAAGGATTAAAGCTAGCTATTATGAATTATTATGAAAAAAATCGAGGGCATTTTAGCCCTCTTTTTCATAATAAAAATTATGAAATATATATCGAGGCCATTCTTGTCTGATATGAACATTTTCAGATCGAGGCCATTGTTGTCTGATATCGAATTTATGCGGGGCTTCAGAATTTCATAATTTTTATTATGAAAAAATAATTGACAAAAAATTAAATTTATAGTATAATAGCAATCAAACAACAGAGAAAAGGAGGTATTAAACATGGAAGAGAGAGTCGAAAAAGAAATTAATGAGAGACTGGAAAAGGAGCTTAAAATTGCCGGAAGAATACAAAAATACATTTATGAAAAATCCGGTTACTATGAATTCGGGAAAGCACATTATTATGATTTCCCTGGAAAAGAAATTGTTATTGCCGCCAATTGGAATAACCTTCCTGATAAGCTCTATGATTATATAGATAACGAGTTAGAATTTATCTATCCTACCTATCTTGACGAAATTGCCACTTGTTCCCACTGTGGAAAAATCGTTTCTACCGTTCCAGATTCTGCTTTTTGGGAGGCAAATTTTATTATAGATGACGAGTGCGGAGAATTAATTTGCCGTGAATGCATCGAGGAGAACCCTAATTTATTGATAGATATTTGTAAAAACCGAACAGACAAAGCCGTACCTTCATGGGGTTATAGCCTTATCAAAAAAGCAGGTTTTTCGTGTATCGATTCAGGGGAAAAATTTGATTATGTATGGCTTATAAACAACGCTGATTGTTTCCAGGTTAAGTTTAGCCTGTGGGTAAGAGAAAAAGATAAAGATGAATAATCGAAATTACAGGGGGCTTTAAAATGACTATTTACGGCTTGATTGTAAAAACCAAAAAAGAAATAGAAAAACTAGAAATAGATTCAAGTAATGAGTTAGAGAAAAGGTTTTATAGCGAAATTATAGATATATGGGAAACAATTAAAGCCTGTTATCATAGCAGAAATATCGAAAATAAAGCCCTCATATTTGAGATACGGAACAAAGCGGGGGTCTTATTTAACTTCACTTATCTACTATCAGACGAATTTGGGGAGCAGATAAACAAAGTATTTTTTCACCTGTTTCAACTAGCTAGATTAATTGAGATATCAATATATGGATAGAAAGGGGGATATTATGAAAAATACATGCAAAAAATGCCTCTGCAGTACATGCAAAAACTACAATTGCCCTGTACCATGCAAGGCACATATACCATGTGATTTTCCTGTAACAAAATGTAAAGATTATATCAAAAAATAAGGGGGTTAATATGGACGGTAGATTAAAGATAAAAGAAAAAGACTACAAAGAATTAAAACAAACTATGCAAAAAACAATTGAGAAAATAACCAAAGAAAGACTTAAAGAGGCTATAAACAAGTTTTCTCCAAGTCCAAAAAAGTTATGTTGGGATATGCTAATCTTAAGCCGTTATGATACTAGGGAATTATATACATACTTAAATGATAGTAATATCGAAACAGCAATGAAACATATTCTTAAAGAATTTAATATCATTTAAGAGGGGGATAAAATGACATTTGGTTATAAGAATACTGATTTTGTAAATAGTCCAAAAATAGTAAAACCACTAGAAAAAGCTATCAGAGATATAAATAACTATAGATATGTACCTGAATATTCACCTTTTAAAACTGCAATTGAATTTAAAGCGGGGAATTATGAATTTATAGCATATCTAGTGCCTTCAAAATTTATACCTTTAATGGGGTACAGGCCGAGACAGTGGTTAATATATAATAAAGGCGATAATTGGATTAATTCGCCTTTTTGCAGGGTATTAGATAGCGATATTAAAAAGCCTATAATCAATTAAAAAGGGGATAAAATGTTCAAAATAGGTGATAAAGTGAAGGTCATTACTAACCCAAAAGGTACATTATGGAAAAGGGGGTGGTATACGAGATAAAAGAGGGAAAAGCACTTATCAATTACGGTTTAAATGATCTTCCAATCTTCGATATTAGAAGACCCTGGAAAGATTTTAAAGAATTAGAACTTATTAACTGAAAAGGAGGTAAATCATGGAAAAGCTGTTAATACTTATCGAAGGTGAAACAGAGGTTTTAGAAGTAACAGATGTTAAAAATTATGGGTATTTACCCTTAATAGAACTCGAAGACGGAACTGAATGGTATATCGCAGAAAGCTATAAAGAGGCTGGAGAAAAAGCAAGGGAATACTGGGAAGATTTAGCAAACGATGACCCTCAAGAATTTGCTTGTATTGTAGGAGAAGAAACCCTGATTAAGTGGGGTCTAGGACAATATGCAGGCCCTGGACAAGCACAAGTTAAAAGCCTTAATGAATGGTTAGACTTGCATAAAGATTGCCCTGAAGAAACCTTTGCAAACTATGACGGATATGAAAAGACGGCAAAGATCAATAATCATTTAATGGAAGAATTGGGATTTAATAGTAAGGATGAAATAGTAGTTTATAGGCATAATTAATATAAATCGAGGGGCTTTTGCCCTCTCTTTAATCAAATTAAAAGGAGGATAAAGTATGCCAAGAAATGTTAGAAATTTTTGGATCGAGGCTAAAATTGATGGATATAAGAATCCTATAGCATTTGGCCCTAGGGAAAAAGACGGGGGCTTTGAAATGGTAATAAAGCAACGAAAAGAGGGAAAGGTTGCTATAGGCGCTTATATTCGGGGTTACGTCACTAAAGAGGGAAAAATTGTGCTTACCATTGAATCAGGCCAAGAGCCTAACTCAATGTTGGTAGTCACAAAAAGATAATAAATCGAGGGGGCTTCTGCCTCCTCTCTAATCAAATTATAAGGGGGTTTTTATGGAAAAAATAGTATTCAAGAAGATTGTAAGAGTAGGCAAGACCTTTAAAGGAGATGTATTTTGTGAAATAAGGTTATATGAGAAGAAAAAAAGAGGACTTGTGCTAAGCATTACAGGGGTAGAAGCCCCACTTAGCAACGGAGATTGTAAGGGGAGTTGTGGGCAAATTTATGACACAATAAGAAGATATATTATCGAGTATGCCCCTGGATGGGATTCCGAAAAATTAAAGAAATTCCTAGATATATGGGAAAATTGGCATCTAAACGATATGAACCCTTGTTGCGAACATCAAAAGGAGCTTGGATGGGGCAAGGAAAAGATTGTAAAGAGAGAATATAACAGAACTACCGAGTTATATACTCTCACTAGAAAAATCAAAGAAAAAGCATTAAAAAGCCTCAAAGAGACAGGGAAAGCTGAGATAACCAAGGAAGAACAAGAATTATTAAATCTTCCCTGGTATTTCACCTGGCCTAATCTTGATAAAATACCGGAAAAGTACAGACACTTTTATAAGATTGATAAGGAAGAAATAACAATTTCAGGCCATGTTTACCCTTCAGAGCATCCAAAAGGGGTATTAGACAAGCCTTGCCCTGTTTGTGGATATAAATATGGTTCTGGATGGGTATTCTTTGAACTCCCTAAAGATGTAGTGGAGTTTATAAAGAACTTGCCTGATAGTGATAAAAGGCATCCTTGGATGAGATAATCATAAATTGAGGGGGTAAAAGCCCTCTCTATAATCGAAATAAAAGGGGGATTAAATGTTACACGCAAGAAAGAAACCCTGTCAGTTAACAAAATTTAAATTTGGGAGATGGAGACCAGTTAAAAAGATCGAGGAAGTTAAAAATATATTTGGAACTACTGAGACAATTGTTTGGTACGCTGATAATCTGGATTGGGATTATATTTTTAATGTAGAAATAAAAGAGGAGGATTAAATCATGAAAAGGAAATTGGTTCTCAAAATGGATAATGGAGGGGGCTTTGCTTTAAAATTATCAAAAGATGAATACAGTTATCTATTATCTCACAAAGTGACAGATATAAAACTAGAAAAAGAAGGGATTGAAATAGATTTATACATATCAGGAGAGGGGAAAACAAAAGTATATTTAGGCAATAAAATAATGAGCTTACCAGAATTTATATGTTATATGGAAAAAGCGGGATTTCTTTTCGGATTAGATTACAATTTAGAATCTAATTTAACACTTCATCAAGCTGCTGAAAAAGTAAAAAAACAGAAAAAGAAAATACATAATAAAATAAGAGAGATAAAGCGGATAAGAGCAAAAAACTTAAGACCTATTGCCTTTAGTCAACTTGCTTCTGATTTCATCAATTCCCTTAAGAAATAATAGAAAGGAGGTTATTAAAATGGCAAGTTTTATCAATTACCAAGCACCTAAAGGTTGGAGGCCACAAATCGGGGAATTAGTTATTGGTAGATCAGGAAAACATGAATTTAAAGGTTATGTCTTGGAATCTACCAAAAAGAAGGGGAAACCAGCTATTTTTAACCGCTGGGGCGCCGTACTTTGTTGGATCGAAACAGAGACGGGAACTAAAAAAGCTGTTAATGAACTAAGGCCAGGATATTAAAAGGAGGCTATTAAACATGGAAAAAATGAAACTAATAGAAAGAGATGGATATAAATGCGTTAATTTTCATGATTTCATGTATATAAATACTTCTGTTAATTGGTGGGTTGCAGAAATAACAGGACTGCATCCTAAATTTAAGTTTAACAGGTCTTTCTTAGATGGATTTACAAGGGATTCAAAAAGAAGAAAAGAGCCTTATTTACCTGTAGAAAACATTCCTCTTGATGTTCCTATCGAAATAGCAGGGGGAAGCTGGAAAAATCAAAATAGACAATATCTAATATTTAGAAAAATCGAGGGAGATTATATCTTTTATGAGAGATTCTCCGAGGGTGAAACAGTTAGCATGTTCAGGGATACAAAGCCTGAAGATAGGATTAAAGAGGGTTTAAAGAAAATGGTTAAGGAAATAGGAAAAGCGAGGATAATTTCAATACTGGCAGAAATCGAGGAGGATTGAATCATGATTATGTATAATCCTAAATGCAAAGATTTTGTTAATAAAGTGTTTAGGGAATATGATGTTTGGAGAGATAGTGTTTATAAGATGTTAGAAACAGAATATTATAGAATCGAGGATATTTATAGAACAAGACATAAGGAAAGAAGAACATTAAATAATAAAGAGAGATGGTTAGAAAAAGCACTAAAAAATTGCGAACAGTGGTTAAAAGAGCCTAGAAGAGAAATAACACCAGATGATCTTGCAATGTATTGTATATCAAAACTCTATTTCAACAGCATTAAAAAGAAAAAGGAGGATTAGAACGTGGGCACAACAAATTTTACTGAAATAATTCTTCAAATCAATACAGAGTTAAAAGAGAAAGGGTTTAAATCTAGAATTGTTTCAAACATCTATGACAGTTTTAATGTGTATGTTCACCCAAATGATAATTTCGAGGAATTAGTAAATGAACTTACTAACATCTCAGAAAAACATCTATATATTTATACATTTATGTATAGCAAGGAGGATTGAATCATGATTTATATAACAATCGAGGGTGGAATTATTACATCTGCAACAAAAGATGACGATAAATGTGACGAGATTTGCATAATTGATTATGGCATTCAACCAACTTCAGGCGGGGAAGTTGAATTTACATATGGTAAAAAAGAAGAGGCTTATGTTTATTATGTGCCTATTGAGAAGACATTTATCAAAAAAGTAAAAGAATCTCAGTGAAGGAGGGATAGAGTGAAAATTGTGAATTTAACAGCACATCCGATAAGAGTGATTAATGAGGATAATAAAATAATTGCTATATTTCCACCCAGCGGAAAAGTAGCCAGAGCACTAACAAAATTCGAACCTGGTTGGGCAATAGAAATCGAGGGGGGATTTATCCCCACCAGTAGGCCAAGATTGAAAGAAATAATCAATTTACCTGAACCAAAAGAGAACACTTTATATATCGTTTCTGTGGTTCTATTTAACAAAATAAAAGGAAGAAAAGACATAATAGCCCCTGATACAGGACTTGATTGTATCAAAGATGGTAACGGAAACGTATTTGCAGTTAGAAGGTTTCTAGTGAAATAAAAATCATAACTTTTTCATAATTTTTATTATAATTGACAAGTATGTTAATTTATAGTATTATCGAAATTGAAAGGGGGTGAAAAGCATGGGAGAGGCAGCCAAGAAAATAAATGATAATTTCTGGCAAGAATGGTTTAAAAACAATTGCAGGGTAGAAGAAGAATATCTTGATTATGGATTTGGGATTGTAGGCCACGGGGAATTAGTTATAGATCACCATGATTACGTATGGGAAATAGCCAATATCATAATCGAGGACTATTTTATTCCCACCTCAGATGGGTATTATGATTTTACAGTAACCCATATAAACCCTGATGATGGAAAGCATAAAATCAGGATGGGATTTAGTGTAAGAAACGGTAAAATTAATCCCCATTCTTGGTGGTGGGAAGAAATACTTTAAAGAAAAGGAGGTATGAAATATGGGTTGGAAATATCGAGGTAGATTATCGGATTTCTGGGAGGAACATCCTGAAGAAGCAAGAAAAGAATTTGAAGAGCCAACAGAGCAAGACAAATGGTATACTGTCTATGAGTGCTCAGAATGCGGGAAACTGTCATTAATGGGTTATATTGGAGAGAATTGGGAATTACCAGACATTCCTGGTTGTGAGCATTGGACAGGTACAGGTAATTTAGAGGAGGAATAATGAAGATATTTACTATTATCATGATATTAATAACTATTGGGTGGTTTATTTTCTTAGCAACCGTAGTACCAAAATATTTCTTCTTAGGTCTATGGGTATTTCTTGCATCAGTCGTAATAAATACTGTTGTTTTTACATTGATGCGGATGTTTCTATTTCGAAGATAAACAAATATAGGAGGTATGCAATGAAATTATACTTTCATGGGTTTTATAAGGGGTTTGGTGCTACAGAAGGGCATTTCAGAGGGAAAAAGGACTCAGGTATTAGGTGTCGTCTTTTTAGCCCAAATATAGGCGTAGAAGTGGCGATAACTCACGATTCTGAGAGAAGAGTTGATGTAGTTGAAGTATATGAAACACTAGGGGGAACAAAAAATGGGTTAAAAAACCTGATTTGTTCCTTTGAAAGAGAAGCTAAAATTGCTTAGAAGGGAGAATAAAATGCTAACGAATTCACAAAGAGAGAAATTAAAAAAACAACCAAAATGGGTACAAGAATTGGTAGAGGATTTGGAAAAGGAATTGGAGAAAGCAAAAGAGACAATAAGAATTTTAAATAAAAAAGAGCGTGAATCTGATATTTGGGTTCAAACAGATGGTAATAATGGGTTTTATCTTAATAATAATGTAAGAATAAAATTCAAAGATGGAATATCAATAATAGAAGTTTATTTTGAGAAGGAACGAAGGCTAGTGGTACAAGGCCGTACTTGTATAAAGGTATTGCCCAGAGCGTGGAATTCTATAAGAGTAAAAAGCGAAGAATATTAAAGGAGAGATGAAAATGCTGATAAAAAGTGAACAGCAGAAACAAGAGTTAAAGAAACAACCTAAATGGATACAATGCTATATCAAAGATTTAGAAGAATTAGTAAAAACCCAAGGAAAGATGATTGATATATTAATTGAACAAGATGAAAGTCTGAAATCCGATATTGTTGTATATTCAAAAATGAAAAGCTTTCACTTCAATAAGGAAAATAAAGTCGAGGTTAGAATGGATGGGGGAGGTAGCATCTATATAGAAAAAGATCCAGAAGGAAAAATTACCATATTAATCTCAGGGAACTTAGCTTTTTATCCTTTTGCTACTAATTGTCTCAGAATTATAAGGAGGACATAATGGCTATTTCAAAGAAAAAAGTAGACAAACTGGTAGGGGAATACCTCAGGGTAAAAAAATTAAAAGAGCAATACGCTAAATATGAAAAGCAGTATAAAGAGGAATTACTCAAATATGAAAAATATATCAATAAAAAGGATTATCCTATCGAAATCATAACTGTACATACGATAGTCTTTAATCCCGCAATTGTTTGGAAAGCAATAAAAAGCGTGCCTAAATTCTTAAAAGTAGTGTCCATTAATAAAACTGCCCTCTCCAAGCTATTAGATAAGAAAACTATGGCGGGCATCGAAGCTCAATGTGATATAAAAGAGAGCAAAAGAATCACCATGAGGAAGAAAAATAAGAAATAAATCATGATAAAAATATTGAAAAGAAATAAACACTGGATTTGGGTAAAAACTGATAGAAGAATAAAGAATATCAATTTTAAGGTGATAGAAAAGGGGGTCTATAAGATCCCCCTTACACCTCAAAATCTTTTTGACCTCGGAGAGCAGTTCCCCAGAGAACCAAGATTTAAAGAACTACAAGCAAAAGAAGAGAAATACCTTGCTTCTATAAAGCAAAAAATGTGGGGAACTGCTATAAAGAACTTAATACATGATGAAGATAAAGTATTAGAATTAAAAGAAAAGCTCGAATCTAAAATAGAATTACTAGGAGATTATTACAGGCATCAAATATTGACAATTTATTTCGGAACTATCTTCCCATCAGCAGGGTTATTCATAAAAATGGGATTAGGAAAAACATATTGCGCTATAAATGTTATGAAATTCAGAATGTTTCATTCAGGAGTTAGAAGAACATGGATAATAACCCCTAAGACATTAATCCCTCAGTGGAAGAAAGAAATAGAGAAATTTTTCCCTGAATTAAAGAATAAAATACTGCCTATTTATGACCTATCTCAGATAAGAAAAAAGGATTTAAACACAATTACTGCTAATGTAGTAATAGTTAATTATGAAAAAATATTGAAGATACTAGATAGATTGAATTCAGTGGATATGCTAATTCTGGATGAATCTACATTAGTAAAAAATTACAGAGCTAAACGTACAAAAGCAATGTTATACTTAGCTGATAAAGTTCGATTTAAATTAGTTCTTACAGGGACACCACTAATGAACAACCCTGACGAAGTATGGAGTCAATACTATATAATAAATCCTTATGCTTTTAATTTATCCTATTACATGTTCAGAAAGAACTTCTTCTATAAGCCAAGACATTCAATAAATTGGAGGTTTATGCCTGAGAAATCAAGCTATTTCAAAAAAATAATCTATTCTCAGGCTATAAGGTTTAAGCACGAAGAAGTCCCTGAATATAAGGGAAATAAGGTTATAAAATACTGTCCTGTATCGTTGAATCCAAAACATAGAGAAATCTATAACGACACAGCAATGGGGATAGTTGATGAACTACAGAAGCTAAAAGGTTATAATATAACAAAAGGGCTTCCTATTCTTGGAAAATTAAGACAAGTTACATCAGGTTTCATAATCTTGAATAAAAAAGATGAAAAAGGTAAAGTATTATCAAAAGTAGTAAGATTGCCTGAGAAATCAAATAAAATAGAATATGTTTGTACATTGACAAAAAGAGCAGTAGCTGAGGGAAATAACGTAGTTGTTGCAGTCAACTTTGTTCAGACGGGATTTCTATTAAAAGAAGAATTAGAAAAAATGGGCATAAAAACAGGTATAATTTATGGTGAGCAGAGTTCCCAAGTCAAAAAGGAAAACGAAACAGCATTTAAAAAAGGAGAATTAAATGCTATTATAGCACAATTAAGAACAGGGGGATTAGGATTAGATTTCAAAAATGCCAATATTGTGATATTTGCAGAAGCTGATTATTCACCTAAAGTTAATGAACAAGCAGCTTATAGAGTAATAAGATTAGTTCAGGAGAAAAAATGCTTTATTTTCTACGTATACACAAAAGACACAATAGATGAAAAAATATTGTTCGGGACTCTAAAAAATAAAGAGCAATTAATAGATTCTATCGTTGAAACTATTAAACGTTGACAAAATATACATTTTGTAGTATTATGTAGAAAAATTAACTAGGGGGTTAGACAATGATTGATATTAAACAAGTACCTTTTACCGTAAAAGATATTAAAGAACTCTATGGCGGAAAAGGATTCTACCTTTTATGGTTGGCTAATAAAATATCCAAACTTGACACACAATACCCAGTAGCTGTACCTCCCTTTAGAATCATTCCAATTCATGAATGTGAAAAATACCTTATAAAAAAGGAATTACATAGAGAATCTATAGAATCCTATCTTAATACTCTTCCACGTAGGAAATACTCTGTAAGGTCAGGAGCTGCAAAATCCCTTCCTGGATTAATGGATACTATTCTATTTGTAAAGCGTAATAATGTACATTCTGAAGTAAAAAAAGTATTTGAATCTTTCCTAGGAGTTCCTGAAGATGTAAGAAAGGATTTGAAAGGAACAGCAGCAATCATTCAATGTATGGCAACAGTATTGCCAAAAAATGATGTTGCTGTAGGAGTAGTGTTTCCAAAAATAAAAAACAATAGAGTTGAATTAACTTTCAGATACAAGAAGAGAGTAGGGGATGACATCGTTTCAGGCAAATCCGAAGAAGATGGAGTAATGATAATAATTGACCTTATGGAAAGTATTGTTCATAAGGACAGCGCCTTCTACCAAGTCCCTATAGTAAAAATATTCCAAGAATATTTAAGTACATTTCATCATCCACCAGAATTTGAAATCATAATAGATTTCACAAAAAAGAGTTTATTCTTTCTTCAGGCTAGAGATTATAAATTAACCCCAGCAGAAGCTAAATTCTGGTTAGAATTATTAAAAGATATGAAACTGACTCCCTCTACTAACATCATGGAATTAGCTTCTAAGAATAAGACAATAATAGTAGATAAACAGCCCATATTAGAAGCCGAGGGGGAAGGAGTATGTTACGGAAAAATAACAAAATCAGATTATAAGAAGAAAAAATATATAAAATACATAGAAAGTGGGGTTTCCTTAGAATGGATAAACGCAGTTAAGAGGGATAACTGCGTAGGAATTGCATTTTCTACAGGTTCTTTACATTGTCATGGAGTAGTGTTGGCAAAAGGGTATGGAAAAGCATATATAAAAATACCCAAAAAAGACATAGCTAAAATATTAAACAAAGAAATAACTTTAATTGACGGTAAAATCTATAAAGGTAAATTAGACATAGAAGAAGAAAGTATTGATACAAATACAACTAAGAGCACAGAAATAACCCCTAAATTAGTAAGAGATAAAATATCAGCTCTTTATGTATATTCAAGCACTGATGCACTTACCGAATTAACAAAGTACAAATTAGCTATATTGAATAGAATACCACAAAACGAACTAGAAAATGTATTAAATGAGGCAATAACTAGATTTGTAGTATGGGGTGTTTTAGCGTGTATAGGAGAAGTAAGGCATTGGTCTTTAGCAGCAGAGGGACACGCACTAGAAATAAAGAGAAAAGAAATGTTTGGGTTTTTAAAGCATCTAAAGACCACCTCTAATCCATATATAAATATCATGTATGATGGAGTAACAAACAAAACAGGAAATAAACAGCAAAATATATATGATCCCCTCATTGAAATACTACATTCTGGAGTTAGAAAGAAAGTACTATATGATACAATGGATACAATCGAGTTTATTTTTAAACAGCCTTCAAAAGCTATTATCAAAATATTAGGAACTGCAAAGTTATCTGATAACTATGAAAAATATTATTTTGCCAAGGATACTCCTTTTGAAAAAGTACTAAAACAAAACTTGGCTTGCTTTTCCCCAGGTTATGGTGGTAAAGCATGGGGCAGGATAGCCGAAGCTACTAAGAATCTAATAAAGGTACTAGGTGTCCCTACAGACATAAACACAATACTAGCACTATTAAACACAATAGAAGCATTACATCATAATAATGCAGTCTTTTTTAACAAATTTATTCCTATTGGAAAAGTATTAAAAATGTATAATGAATTTAATAAAGGGGAGACAATATTCTTAGAATATATAAAAGAAGAAGTACCTGGGGTAGCATATTACATAGGGGAAAACCTCAATACTCTAATAAATATAGATCCAGATAAATTACCAATAAGCTCAGTTTTTTAACAAAAAGGAGATTAAAATGTATGATTATGTATCAAAGAGAAAATGTCATGATTATAGAAAGCCTGTTTTTAAAAAAGGTAATTTAACAATATTTGCAGGGGCATATGAAGAAATAAGATATGAAAAATATGATGCTGTAATCAGACTCTTAGAATCAGAGCCTTCTTTTAACAGTATAAAAGGAACAGGCATCTTTAAAGAGTTAGAAAAATTAGTATCTACAAAAACAAGCATCCTTCATTTACCAATTAGAGATATGTCTGCCCCTGATTATGATACTGGATTATGGATTAGCTTAGTAGAACTACTGTTGACAACAGTTAATAAACAGAAAAGAGAATTTAAAGTAGCAATACACTGCGCAGGAGGACATGGTCGAACAGGAACAGTTCTAGCTATTATTGGTATCTTATTAGAAGAATTACCAAGAAACCCAATAGAAGCAATTAAACATTTAAGAGAAATATATTGTAAAAAAGCTGTAGAAACACGAAGTCAGCTTGAATATATCCTTACCATAGGACAAGAATTAAAATACTGGAAAGAATTAGATAAAAAGACTATAAAGAAATTTCTCACTTTAAACTCAAAAACATTTAGAAACTATACCGATTATTATACTCAGAAAACTGAAACATATGAAGATATTTTTGAGCCTGAAGAAGATGAAGAAGAGTTTGTAGAGATACCTTCAGGGGCAACGTGTAGCATGTGTAAATGGTTTCCTCAATGCCAAGCAGATGAGGATGATACCCCTCAAAGATGGGGATGCATAGATTTTGAATGGGCAGATGGAAGGGAGGTGGAAGAACAACAGGATATTGACAAATAAATAAATTTATAGTATAGTATTAATCACTAAATTCTAAAGGAGGAAAATATGTTTGAATCAATCATTTCAACAAGTTTCTACGGGAGTGGTACTCCATATGTTAAAGGAAGATTGGAAAAAATTGACGATAAAACAGTTGCATTTATTGTAGACACAAAACAACTTAATGGTGAGGAAAGAACAAAATTTACAGAAATCATCAAAGAAGTACAAGAAATTAAAGAGAGCCTAATAGAATTTGATGGCGCAATAATAACAGTATTAACAAACAACGTAATATTTGATTTCAATGATTCTCAGGAAGCCAAGTTTATCCTAAAGGGCATCTATATTGATAATGACAAAATTGCCCAAGCCAATGCAAGAATGGGGGGGATAGTACATTTTCAGATAAAAGATAAAGAAGAAGATGTACACTATACTAAATTTGATGCCAAGGTAGATGAACTTGCAATTATTCTCATGAGGATTCTATCCCTTTATGAGGGAACATATATAGAAGCCCAAGAGAAAAACAAAGAAACAGCTATCACACTTCAATAATTAACAAAATACTTTAAAGGAGGATTAATTATGCCTTATTGTAAAGACTGTGCATTATTTGATGATTGTATGGCAGATGAGAACGATGTACCAGAGAACTTTGATTGCACAGATTTCACCCCAAAAGAGGGGGCAGAGCAAGAACAGGTAACAGAAGAAGCAGAAGAGCTTTGGGGTGAGGAAACTCTCATGGAGGAAGAATTTGAAGACTTCGATGAAAGTGGAACTGAGGCAGAACCTGAACCTGAACCAAAACCGAAACCAAAGCCAAAAACCAAACCAAAAGAGAAGGCTAAGGTTAAATCCAAGCCAAAGCCAAAAACAGAACCAAAACCAAAGACAATTCCTGTAAAAGAAGAACCAAAAGAAGAATTGAAAAAAGAACCTGAATATGGTAATCTTGAGGATAAGATTCGTTCCTTAATTAAGGAACGGGAAGACATCATGGTAATCAAGGTGAAATTCCTTGTTGAACTTGCAAATACTAACCCTAATCTCAAGAAAGATATGATTATGGATAATTTCTTGGATAAGCTGGTAGATTTAGTAACCACAGCAGAAGCAACTAAAATTGTCTCTATGGTCTAACCCCCTCTTTCCAGACCCTCAGCTATATGCTGGGGGTCTTTAAGTTTGTTATGGGTCAATGGATGCTAAAAAGATACTAATTGAACAAATAACAGAGCATGTTTTAAATGAGTTAGAAAATAGGTCTAAAGCATTTAAAACATGCTCTTATTTAATCCCGCCTGATAAACATGAATCTTTTGTAAAACTTTATGCAACACTAATTATTGAAGAAGAACATTTAGAAATCCTTCAAACCCTCTCTAAATCATTCCTTTGTACCATAGAGACATTGATTTCATTCTTTTTAAGAAGAATACTTTCAACATTAGCTGTTAAAAATAAGATTCTAAAACTAGGCGGGATAGATAAAGAGACTCTCCAAATAATTGATGCCCTCGAGGAAACTAAGATTTTCCTTGCAAAAAAAGCCTACCTTGGAGGAAAGGGCATCAAGAAAAAAGAAATGGATAAAAAAGTAGCTAAGTTAATTAGCAAAGCATAATCACCATTCTAGGGGGTTAACATGGAAAATTACGTCAATAGCTTACTAATGGAGAAGTTTCTCTCAGAATACAATAGAAAACCTTTTGGAAAGAATATTAATGGAGTTATCTCTAACTGGTGTTCAAAAATAGAAACAATAGCTGAGAACCACAAGATTGAAGCCACTATCCTAGCTGAAAAGGCACTAGATAACATCATTAAAGTACACAAAAAATCGAGGAATTTTGTACCATCTATAAATGTTCTCCTGGGAAATAAATATCTGGACATGATAAGAAATCAAATAACCAGGAGAAATCTTGGAATAACAAAAACAGAGAGACTAATTTTAGATAAAAACATCAAGCCTCTAGTACTTCTAAAAGAAAGCACAATCAATTTAATAGCAAGAAATAAATTCATCAAGAATAATTCTAATATAAGAATCCTAGCACATACAGCATTCGAGGAAACATTCTTAGGCAATAAAATAACTACCCTCACCAATATACCTACTAAGCCTATAAAAGGGAATTTTGAATGGGAAACAGTAACATTATTAATGCACATAAAAAAAGCCCATAATGAAATACCTGTAACAAGAAGAATCATCACAATAGTAGAAGCAGTATTATTCAGTATTCTATTGCATAACCATAAAGAAGAGTTAAAGAAGATTTATATACAAGATTATGAATATACTCCTGAATATGCTAATGATAATACCTTAAAGGTATTATTAGATTTATGGGAAGAATGCAGAGATAAGATAAATAAAAAAGATGTTAACAAATACGTCAGAAGACAAAGCGTAATTGATGATATAGTCTATTTCTTAGGCTTTAAACCTGTCACTGTTCCTCTTAGAAAGTTTGGAACAGCAATAGATGTTAAATATAGTTATTCATATTGCATACTTCTTATGAAAGCCTTTACCCTAGCCATGAATCAAATCCTCTTCAAAGGAAAAACCTCATTAGAACCCTTCTTATCCAAGATAGCTTATATATATGATTGCAACTCTATCAAAGAAGTATTAAGCGTAAACTCTTATATCTATGATAAAGTATCCCAACAAAAAACAGGAAACATATTAAAGAAATACAATCATTATATAAAAGAAAAAGTATTCTTCCTTTTAGAAAGAACTACATCTAAAACCAAAATACATGCCATTAATAGAAAAGCTAGAAAAGAGATAGAAAAGAATCTAATCCCACATATAAAACTTAAAGGCTTGAGAAACACTAATTATAAAGTAGTAACAACATTAATGAAACAATATAAAATACCTCACATAAACCCTACTAATATTTAACAGGAGGAAAAAGATGAGAAAATTTAAACCTGTATTCCTATCCAATTATTCTGTAGATGATGCGTGGTTTGATTTACTTTATGCAATCTATACCAAGGGCAGAAAATACACAATAACTGCTGGATCATATAAAGGAGCTGAGAGATATTCATTAGACTATGTAGCAGGGTATATTCAGAATCCCCATAATCCTGTATGCCCTTATGTGTCTCCTCATCTAGGAATACCTGCACCCACCACTGAGCAGGAAATACAGGAATATTTCCTCAATTACCTAATGAAAGGGGAATTAGAAAAGAATGAACATTATAAATATGGGACTTTTCTAGTAGGTGGAAATATCCAAATGCCTCCCGAAACAAAAGAAACAAGGTCTTACTATCCTAATGGAGATATAGAAAATACTTTGTTAAACAAAGCTATTTCCATACCAAACATGGTAGAATGGGTTATAGACCATTTCAAGAAACATGGATATGGTAATGAACATTGCTATATCAATATTGGTTATTCAGAATTGAATCTAGGCTATGAAGTACCTTATGATGATGAAACCTCAAGATTAACTTCTCCATGCCTGAGAGGAATTGGTTTTAAAATAATTAAAGCAGAAGATAACCATTATTATCTGCAAACAGACGTAACTTTCAGATCTTGGGATGCTGTAGGAGGATGGCCTACTAATATAGGCGGTATAGCTTTATTGAACCAATATATTGCTTCATTTCTTGATGACGTGCAGCCTGGTTCAATAGCTTATTCTTCTAAGTCTCTCCACGCCTATTCTTTTCATATTGATTACCTGAAAGCAAGACTAAATAAATAGATTATAAGAAAGGAAGAGGGGATTGGGATACATGTTCTCTATTCAGGATCAGATAATAGAATTACTAGGTGCTCCTACTAGTAGTTGCGGGACCCAGTATATCTACCAAACCTGCCCATTGTGTTTCGATAATAAAAAGCATTTCTATATCAATAGCACTACAGGATTATGGGATTGCAAGAAATGCGGAGAAAGTGGAAACTTATATAAATTAAAAAAAGAGCTAGGAGTAACAAAAGATGTAAAAATATTAGGTTTGAAAAAGAAAGAGAAGAAACCTGAAAGCGAGATACCTTTCAAAAGACAGTTAGAAATCATGCAATATCATAAAAATCTCATGAAAAATGAGAAATTGTTAAAAGAATTAATGGATTGGTGGAAAATAAGCATAGAGACAATAAAGAAATTCAAGCTAGGTGTAGCTAAAAACAAAAACAAGCATAAAAAAGTAATAAATTGGGTAACAATTCCCACTTTTACATATAATGAAATCGTTAACGTTAAATATAGGAGCTGGAGGGGAGAAGCGAAAGAATTCAAAAGAGAGTATGGAGGCAAATCAGACCTCTTTAATTTAGATAATGTTAATAAAAACCTTAAATTTGTTATTTTAACCGAAGGAGAAAAAGACGCAATAATAGCCACAGATGCAGGTTTAAAAAACGTAATAGGGCTTACAGGGGGTGCTGATACATTTCTAGATACTTGGTTTGATTTCTTTGAGCCTTTTGAAAGAATATTGCTCTGCATGGACGAAGATAGAGCAGGGAAAAGAGGATTATTAAAAATATCAAAAAGATTAGGCGTTGAAAGATGTAAATATATAAAACTTCCTGATGGAATGGACGTGGCAGATTATATTCATAATTATTCTGCAAAACAATTTAAGAAATTATTAAAAAAACCACAAGAAATCCCCGTTAAATTTGTAACAGATATCCAAACATCGTTATTCAACTTCATGTTAGATAAAGAGGATAATGATAAAATTTATGATTTACCTTGGAAATCCGTAAATAAGATATTAAATGGGGGTTTCAAAAGAGGCCAATTAATTACACTTTCTGGAACACCAAAAGTAGGTAAGACAACTACATCCCTCTACATAGCAGATCACTTTGCTAGAGTGCACAAAATACCAAGTCTATTTTTCTGCCTGGAAATGAAAGATTCTGAATTAATCCAAAGGTTGTTAACTTCTAGGTACAAAATTCATCACAAAGCGCTTGTGAAAAGTGACGCAATGTGTTTGATATGCGATGTATTAATGGAAGATTATCCTTTATATCTTGCTTATGCTAATGAGAAGATAGACATGAAGATATTAAAGGAAGTATTGATAGACGCATGGAAGAGGCTTGGTATAGGCTTCTTTGTCTTTGATAATGTACATTATATGGTACGTCATGTTAAAGATAAGGTCACTGCTATAGAAGATGTAGTTAAAGATATGAAACTCCTTACAAATGAATTAGATTTAATAACAATTCAAATAGCACAGCCTAAGAAGATATCAACAACTAAGATAATGGATTACTTTGATATAGGATGGAGCGGTGCTTTTGCTTCAGATTCTGATACAATTATATGCTTATTTAGAGAAAGAACAAATCAAACAAAGGATTTTGAAAACTTTGAAGATAGCTCTTTCTCTAAGAACCTAGTATTCGGAGTAGACGCTGGTAGATATACAGCAGGTGGAATGACCGTATTGAAGCTCGATAATAATTATTTGGATTTAGATGAATACAAACAAAAAGACATATCCATCATACTTACCAACATGTTGGCAACAGATGATGACAAAAAGAAATAGCAGGAGGTTTTATCATGAGAATTTCATTGAAAGAATATGTGAGAGGAATGTTAATTAAGTACAAAGATTATCCTGAAATGAAAGGCATTCTGAAAGAACTTTACGAGGAATGGTACGACCAACCTAAGCAGCCAAAAACCACTGTGCCACAAGGTAGTTACTGTATTTTAGACCAAACATGCAGCTCTTGAGATTGATAATAAGTCTCAGGTAGAGACTTGGGAAGGATCCTAATTATCAAAAAACAGGGGGGCTAACAGCCTATTTATCGCTTTATTTCGCTTTAAAATGACCCAACCCATATTAGGGTATAGGTCAGTCCATTTTAGGCGCTTGTGAGCCAAAATAAGGGGATTTAGAGCATAAAATTTTCACGGGTAGGGATAAGGAAATAAAAATTCTTCCTCAGAGTCGATTACAGATTTCGAAGAAATAGGGGGCTAATAAGCTAATTAGCCCTCTATTTTGCGTTAAAACGATTCGACCTATAGTTAGATATAGGTCAGTCCATTTTAGGTCAAAATTGAGCCTTTAAACAGCAATTAGGAGGGAATTTAATGGCAATCTGTCAGAACTGTGGAAACAATGTATGCCTGAACGGAAAAATCTGGATGGAGAAAGAGGACGTTGTGTTTATTTTCTGCAAGCAGTGTAGGTTACAAGTAAAGATACCAACGAAACAAGGATACACATACCTGTTGGCTCTAATAGCAACTAAGGGGGCTGACTTGTTAGGTTTAAATTAAAGAATTCCCCCTGTGTCCGCTGCCTCACAGGGGGAATATGGCAAGAAAGGAGGCGTTGAAATGGAAAAGGAGGTGAAAGCATGGAATGATTATCTTATACCAAGGAAATCAATGTATGTCAACCCTAAAAACCAAAAAACTTGAAAAACAAGAGAGGATGTGTTATGGAAACATTGCTTTGCCAACAAAAAAAGAAAGCCCTCAACTGGGAATTGAGGGCTAGAAAGGAAGTGAACTGTATGGTTGCTGATTTCGCTATTAAATATATCAAGAATTCTATAATAAGTCAAGTAAAAAAGATGCCCTCAACAGACCTGGAAGTTGAGGGCAAAAAACCTCGATAAGGAGGTAACCCAACTATGGGTTGTTATAACAAAGACAAAACAAAAAATCAAGAGAAATTTTTAGAAAAAAATAAAATTCTTGGAAGACACTTCCACGAATTAGATCCCATCAATTATCTATCCGAAATCTTTGGCAAATCCGAAATCAACTACTTCATCCCTAAATTATCAAGACCTGAAAGAGGAGATATCTATGATGTCTTAGACTATGCTTGGTATGAGGATGGTGTCTATGTTTCCTATCAAGACTTTGATGGCAGAGAATTCAAGAAAGAAAATCTGAGAGCAATCAGATGCTTGATAGCAGACATAGACAATATAGATTCAAGAGACATCCATGAAATCATCCAGCTAATCAATTCAGGCAATCTCTTCCCAACTTATCTGGTAAATTCCGGTAATGGGATTCATTTAGTCTTCAAACTCAGAAAAGAAAAAGCATACTCAGACAGTATAGAAAATCTGAATAGAAAATTTCTGAAGAGTGTAAAAGAGAAATTACCTACTACAGATATTCTTCCACTCACGCATTATTATCGAGTTCCAGGTTCTTATACAAAATTTGGGACTAAGACTACAGTTTTTCGAGTTGGAGATGAGATAGAACTCAAAGATGTGCTAAAGGTTAAAAATTATGAAAAAATTGTGAAAAAGAGAATCCATACTACACCTAATGCACATCCAATGTTCTATCAGTGGTTCAAGGCAAAAGTATTAAAAACAGCTGTAAAAGGGTGCAGATATACGTCATTATATGCACTTTGTATAGTTGCTTGGAAATGTAGAATATCTAAAAAACGGCTAGAAAAAGACTTAAAATACATAGTTTCTGTATGGAATAAGAAATTCTATAATGACCCAATCAAAGAAAGTGAAATCAAAAAAGCACTAAAAGCATATAAACCAATATCTGTAAGCGCAAGAAGAGAGTATTTGAATACACTTGTTAACTTCGAGATGAAGCCAAAAAAGAAGGGTAATCAGAAAGAATATCTAAAAAACTTCAGGGATAAAAAAACAAAAAGAAATAAAGAAAAATTAAGATATTGGCTTAAAAAGCTAGAAAATCCATCAATAACAGAGTTAGAGAATAAGACTGGAATAGATCACAAAACGATTAAGAAATATCTAAAAAAGTAGAAAATCAAGCTCTAAATAAGAGGCTCTAAGGTGGTTATAAAAATGGCAGAAAATCTACATATTAAGTGGCTGTAATCATTACAATAAATACCTCTATTTTTAGGGAATCTATTTTGACTATAATACTTTATAGTAGAACCCCACCACTGTAGGGGGAGTGATAGCCACTAGTGATACCTGATAGCCGATATGATATCCACTAGCCACCTAATAACAGCCTCACAGTGATACATAACAGCCTTACAGTGATACATAACAGCCAGTATGATAGGAGATTTCTAGTGATACAATAATACCTCAAAATAGCCTAATAATAGCCCATTTTAGTGTGTTTTTATGTATTATCCCCCTTTGGCGGCGAATTTCATAATTTTTGTTATGAAATTTTAAAAAGTGCAAAAATAGGGTATTATGTGGTGTTATGAAATTGTTATGATTTTTTTTGAGAAGATATATTTATATGTGTTTAATATTACTAAACATGCAATTATTACTAGTTTTGATATATTTTTGTGTTGACATTTTTTCTAAAATCTAGTATTATCTGAAGCTAGAAGGAGGTAGAAATGTCTAGAGTAATTCCATTTGACTTGCTTGGAGAGGAAGCTAAACTTGAACTAGGGGATATAGTTGGAAGATTAAAGAATGCTGGATTAGATTTGTATGTAATATCTCTAGTCAGAGAAAATGATACTACATATGTCAACTTCAGAATACTGAACCTTCCTTATGTCATTCAGATATTTGTCGATGTTGATAAACTGACACCTGAAGAAATTCTGAGAGAGATAAACAGGCAGATGTATAATAGACTGCATAACAGTATGAGGCTGTATGATGAAACAAAAGCAATATGTGAGAACATATATAAAAAGTTAAGAAGGAGTGGAGATGTTAAAGAAATTAATAACAGCAGTGATGAGGAATGAGAAAGACCCTGAACTTAATCCTATCAGAATTACTTCTGAAGGAAGTGTAGAATGTACTTCAGGAGTCTTATATGGGAAATTTGATTTATTTGCTGACAATAAATCATATCAATTAACTGATGATGTATATATGAATTATAAAACTTTTAATTCCATTATATATCCTCTTCTATCAGAGAATCCTTCTTTTATATTAAAGAACAATATACTTCATATCAAAAGCAAATCATCTAATCTCAAAATTAACTTATCTATGCCTTTCGATGACTACAAAGAAGCCCTGAACGAAAGAAGGGATATAGCAAACAGTATTACTAAAGAAGTAGAGCAAACTATTACAGGTAGTGATCTTAGGCAAGTCCTTTATATCCTTAAAGAAAACATGAAAGTAGCAAGGTCTCTCAGTATGTTCAAGGATTTAAACTTTGTGAAATTGAGTACAGGTAAAGCTATCTCATTCTCTCCAATATCCTTGATGGCAGTAAATGCTGGACTACCTGTTCAGATAAAAGAAGATATTCCTGGAGTACTTGTAGATATTATTGTTGCTACAGAACCTGATTTTATTGGGTTTGCAGATGAGTTTATCTTTCTTCAGTATCCAATAGGTGAGATAGTATGCAAGAAATTAACTTATGATAAGATAGATTATAAGCATTTCTTAGAAGGGTTAGAGAAACAGGCAAGTATTGATTTTGAAAGCATAGATAAATTCTGGCAGATATCGCAGTATATCGAATCTTCATATTGGGTGAAGAATCTACACATAAAAGGCAAATATCCTAATGGGGTGATAATGCTGAAATCACCTACAGCGAATATTAAACGTAAAATAAAAGTCACTTCTGGGCAGCTAAATATAAGCATAAGCCCAAAGATATTTAAGTTAATCTATAAATTAGAGCTTAACTGTGTCTCAGAATCTGATAAAGTTTATGCTTTTATGACCTCAGAAAAAAATATAGTATTTATAGTCTCAAAAGAAGCAGATGTTAATAATACTGAAGATATAATAAAATAGGTTATAAAATGGGCTGTCCTTGTAAAATTTATAGCAGAATGATTCATCCTAACGGGGATAAAAACCCTGAGATTTATTTCATTGGAGAGGCCCCTGGAACTCAGGAGTTTGAGGAGGGTATACCTTTTATAGGGGAATCAGGGCAACTTCTCCGTACAGCTATACGTATTGTCAGCAAAGCAATAGGTAGAAAATTCAGGTTCAGGATAAACAATTCTTGTTTATGCCCTCCTTTTGATAAGGATGGCAAGATAAGAACTCCTACATTCGCTGAAAGCATGAATTGCTCTAGGATTCATCTCTATTCAGATATTGCCAAATATCCCCCGTCAAAAGGTATCATAACCTTGGGTAAATTAGCAGCATCTGTAATGCTGAAAGAAAACATAAAATCCATGAAAAGATGTGTAGGGACTGTTTATGATTTTCATGGAATAAAGGTATATCCTTTCTATCATCCTTCCTATATAAAAAGAAATGGAGGCACTGCATCCATTTTGTTTAAGAAATTAGTAGATCATATCGAACATGTTCTTACTGGGAAAAAACAAATAACAGGAAAGAGCACTGAAATTAAACTGAATTATGAATATGTAGTAGTAGATAAGCCTGATGAGGTTGAAAAGGTCTTTAATGAAGAGATACTGGCAAGGAAATATGTATGTCTCGATATCGAAACAAATGGACTTGCTTATAAATTACCTCATATTGATGTTAGATGCATTGGAATAGCTGTAGATAAAAGAAAAGCCTATGTTTTCCCATACTCAGAAATGGTTAAAGAGTATATAGTTAAACTTTTCAAATCCGAAACAAAGATATTAGGACAAAATATAGGCTTCGATGCAGGATTTCTATGCTATAAAAATAACTGCAAATGGCCTAAGATTTTCACCGATACCATGCTAGCAGGGTATCTTCTTAATGAAAATCAAAGAAGATATAATCTCCTCGAACTATACAGACGTTATCTTCCAGAATTTGCAAAATATAAAAAAGATGCAGAAGGTAATGTCCTTCACATGAACGATAAGCAGCTATATGAATATAATGCTGCTGATTGTGTAGGAGAATTAAGATTAGCTGAAAAACTATATAAAAAATTGAGGAAAGAAAAATTATTATGGCTTCATAATAACATTATGATTCCTGCTTTAAAGGTTATTTATCGAAAAGAACAACGAGGGGTCAGATTTGATGTTCCTTATATGAAGAAATTAGATGCTTTTTTAGCTAAAAGACAGCGAGTAATAGAAAGAAACATTAGAAGCAAACCCGATTTCATTGAATTCAGAAAACATTATGGTTCAATAAAATTAACTTCTTCAAAAGATATAAGGGAATTTTTCATTGAATTCAAAAAATACCCAGTTATTTCTGAAAGTAAGAAAACAAAACTTCCTGCAATGGATGTTAGAACTTTAGAATATTATGCTGATAATCTTGAATGTGATATAGCTAAATTGTTATTGCGATTAAGGAAGATACAAAAAGCTAGATCTACTTATCTCTCAGGATTAATTCCAAAATTAATAGGAGATATTGGTTATCCAACATATAATCTAACCCGTACAGCTACTGGTAGATTGAGTTCTGGAGGTAGAACCAAGGGAATAGATATAAAAAAGGCCAAAACCAAGCTCTTTCAGGATGATATTTCAATATCAGATTTCAATATCCAGAACATCCCTAGCAGGGATAAAACATTAAAAAACATAGTCATTGCCAGGGAAGGTAAGGTATTAATTGCTGCGGATTATGATACTTCTGAAATAAAATGCGCTGCTGCTTATTCAAAATGCCCCGCAATGAGAGAATTCTGTAATGATAAAAGGAAAGATTTTCACACTCTTGTTGCTTCAGAAGTTTTTAAAGTACCCTATAACGAAGTATCAAAAGAGCTAAGAACAGTAGCAAAAAGCATATCTTTTGGGGTATTGTATGGTATGACCAAGGAAGGATTGGCAATAAGACTTGGTATATCTGTAGAAGAGGCAGAAAGGTATATAAATGACTATTTTGAACGAATGCCTGAAGTGAAGGAAGCAATAGATAATGCTATCGACCATGTAAGAAAATATGGATTTGTAGCTAATCCTTTTGGTAGAAGACGTAGATTTGAGTATGTTAATGCTGAGGTTGAAAGAGAGGCATTTAATGCCGTTATCCAATCTTTTTCATCTGATTTATTACTATTTGCGCTTATAAAATTAGATTCTTTGTGCGAAAGAGATGATCCTGAGACAGAACCAATCTATCCATTAATTGATGTTCACGATAGTATTATATTAGAAACCTATGACCACCTTGCTACAATAGAGGAAGCAATCGAAATGCTAACATATTCTATGGTAAAGTACCCACAAGAAAATAAAGTAGTAAGGAAAGCATTATGGAATGTCAGACCTTCAATAGATATAAAAATAGGGTATAAATGGGGCGATATGATAGATTATAAGCAATTTATGGAAAAATATTGTTGACAATAATTAAAAAATATAGTATTATCATTAACGTTTAAAAAGGAGAAAATTTATGAAAAAAGTTGTCTTAGTTAGAATTGGAAGTACCTATATTATAGGTGAGAAAAAGGCTAATTTCATATGGAAACCGCTGTTAATAAGGTTCACACCTAATCCGCAGAATCCAAAAGAAATAAGAATTGATATGGTATCTCCATTTATGGGAATGGTTAAACCTTCTGGTAGTAAATTTGTCCTACCCGAAGGAGGTTATTTCATTACAGAAGCACCTTCTGAAATGGAAAAAGCATGGCGACAATCTGTCTCAGGCTTAAAGATACCTGACATTAATGAAATTAATAAAATTGCAAATATTAAACATCCTGACCAGTTTAAAAAATAGGTTATTGTTATGAAAGATATTGAAATAAAAAAATTGCTACATGAAAATAAATTCCTTATAACTGAAGTTTCCATAGATACTTCTTCTATGGCAACTTTGGTTAAGGAAGCCAAATTAAATCCTATCAAGAAAGCCCAATGGGCAATGATTGAAAGAGAGCTAACAAAGAAGGCGAAAGAATTAGCTGTAAAAAGAGATGAACTAGTTGCTAAATTAACAGATGAAATAGTAAAAAATGCAGAGAAGATAGGTAAACCAATAGCTTCATCAGCAGTAAAAGATCTACAAAAAACCAAGATTCCGCTCTATAAAGAATATACAAATTTGGATAAGCTAGTAAGAGAAGCAGAAGCAGATGCAAGATTTGCAAGTAGGATGTATTCAATAATGGATTCAAGAGGAAGAGCAATTGATTATCTATTAAAGATTGAAGAAAAATTGAGTTTACAGGAAAAAATAGCTTTTTCTGATTCGGAAGTAATGCAAAATAGGCATAAACTTATGAAGAGCAAATTAGTTAAACTTTTCAAAAAATATGGAGGATGAAAATGAATGAGGAAAAAATGGAAAGAATGTATAGAGGATACTTGTTAAACAAGCTACCTAAAATGCTTGATGATTTGAAATCTCTGGCAGCAGTACGTGCTAGAAACAAATGGACACTAAAGAATGCAAAGGAACTGAGAAGTAAGTTTGTAGAAGTTAAAAAAGAGCTACATAAGGCAAGGCAGATGGCTTTAAAAGTAGATAAAATGAAAGTTAAGGAATTGGATTAAAGGAGGAGAGAATGGATAGAATCACAATATCCGATGTTAAACAGGCTATGGTATTATGTAAAAAAGACCCTTGGGATCTTGATTTAAATGCTGGTAAGCAAGCATTTTCGGGTCTCAGTGGTGGGGGTATGAAGTTTGGAAAAGTATGCCCTCTTAAAAACTTCAAGCAAAAATGTAAAATATGTGAAAAAGCAGCAGAACTTTTTAATTCTGGGAGTAAGGAAGATGAGGTATTAGCACGAAGAATCTATGCTAAGAAACAATGTTTTTTCCCTGTGTGGATTCCTAGTGTTCAGAAAAAGCCTTTTATTCTTCATGTTCCTGTATCTGTAGCTGAAGAGGTTCTTGATGGGGTGTATAATACAGGTTTATGGGGGAATATATTTCATCCTGCGAAGGGTAGAATAATCTATGTTACTAAGATTCCCCCAAAAACCAAAGATGATTGGGTATCTTACAGAACTACTCCCGATCTTGAAGGAACACATAAACTTCCTAATATGAAGATCCTCAATTACGTACCTGATATTGATAGTGTTTTTGATAAACTGAAAAATGAAGAATTGGATGGTATCAAATCATTAAAGGATATGCTTGAACCAAATGAGAGCTTAAAGATCAGGTTCTTACCTAATCCTAAAGCTCCTTCTAAGCCTCCTCTTAGAATCGTGTGGACTCATTATGTGGACGATGTTACTCTTGCATCTCTTGAGGATACCAGTTCTGATACAGGTGATTTATTAGATGATAGCGCACCGTTCGATCAGGCTGAGCTTGATGAGATCCCCGATTTTGATGAGGAGAGCAACGAAGAGGAAGAAGATATCTTTGCTTAGCCTTCCTCTTTGATAGAAGGGAGGTGATAGTTATCGGGTAGATTTCACATTATTTGCTGGCTCTTGTAGGTTATGGTTTATTTTACTAACAGCGTGACCAGTAATACAGGAAAAAGGTTTAACCAAGTGTAATGTAGAGGGGGTTATCTACCCCCTCTATTTAAAAAGGGGATAAAAATGCTACATGTTAAACACAGACCTAAAACTCTTGACGAATTTTTTGGAAACCAGGCTTTAAAAGAAAGCCTTTCCGAACTATTGAAAAGACCTATTAATGAGATACCCCGAGCATATCTTTTCTATGGAAAAAGAGGAGCAGGAAAAACTACCCTAGCCAATATCTTAATACATCATCTTGATGCTGAAACAGAATATGTTACAGGGTCAGGAGTAGATGATATAAGAGAATTATTATTGCACGTTAAATACAAATCTATGACAAAAGATAATAAAGTCTTTGTTATAGACGAAGCACACAGGTTATCATCAAAAGCTGTAGATGAGTTACTTACAGAAATAGAAGAACCCAAAGAGGGTATCTTCTTTGTTTTATGTACAAATGAGCATCTCAAACTTCCTGAAACTCTTAGAAGCAGGCTGATGCCTTTTGAAGTAAAAAACCTTTCCAAAGATGATGCTATTGATTTCCTTACATTTATTTGCAAAAGAGAGAAAATAAAACCTGCAAAGAAAGCATTGACATATCTTGCATCAAGATTTGAGGGTAACCCAAGAGATATGCTTGTTGCTCTTGATAAAGCCAAATCATTTATTTCCAATTTCTCAAAAGTCAAAAAAGTAATTGATGAGTTAGCTCAAGATGATATTGAACTCATAGAGCTTCTTAGGGTATTACTGAAAAAACCTATTAATGGTGTTTCTACCAAAATCATATTATTCCAAGAAGCTCTTTCTAAATGTCATGAAAAATTAAAGAAAGACCCCGAACTTGCAAGAATGATAATTGGAAGATATATGTCAAAAGTAGCAATGAATCCTTCCAATTGGCAAGTAGCAGGAGATATAGGAGAGCTTCTGATAGAATTAGGAGAACCATTCTATCATACAGGTGCAGATATTAAACTCATTGGAATCCTATTAAAACTTCATAAAATACTCATAGAAGAGAAATGGAGTTAGAATATGTATGTCATTTTTTATAATAATACATTAGATGGCAAAGTTGCTGCACACCATTATTACAAAATAAGATGCAATCAAGAGGAAGTCAGATTCATTCCTTTCTTCAGAACTCCTGCATTGAATGATTATGATTTAAAAAATCACGATAAAATTGTGATTTTAGGTGCTCAGGAATACATAGAAACTGATCTTGATGCTGATCAAATAAGCCATAAATTTACGACTTCTAATTCTATATCTACACTTGGGCTTGTTTACGCACTAAAAGATCCTACTAATGTACCAAAGTATGTACTTTACATAGCTAATAAAGAGCTTAAATTAGGCAAATTCAGAGAAAGTGAGGCATTTTGTGTTCAACTAGAACACATACTCAGGAATTGTAAAACTCCTGAGCACCACGTACTTGATGAACTTTATTCTGATCCAGAAGGTATTGCTTTTCAGTATTTAACTCTTATTGGAGAAGCTAATTATGACCAATATATGGACATGATAAGGCTTAACGCTGAAAGAGCATATATAACGACTTTAGAGAATGGATTAAAGATTGCTATACTCAATACTCGTACACATATTGCTGATATTGCAGATTATCTTTTAAAGGTAAAAAAATGTGATGCAGTAATGATATGGTATGTAGATAGAAAAGATTCTATTGTTTTCCAATTAAGATCTTTGGGGTCTATTGATGTATCAGAGATTGCCAGGCTATATACTGGAGATGGGTATAGGAATGCTGCTGGGTTTACCATTCCTTTCAGGGTTGGTGTAAAAATACTTGAGAATATGATAGGAATAGCGAGAAATAAAAAGAAAGAGATAACGTTTGAAGGTATTTCTAGTGATGAATTAGAGAAGATACTGAATATTCTTGGTATTCCTAATCTGGAGTAAGATGATGGGAGAAGATAAAAAGAAGAAAGATATAAATCTAAAAACATTAATTACCAGTCTTAGAAAAGATTTTGGAGCTGATATTGAATTATTTTCTGAATCAACAGAAGGGGATTTACTAACATTAGGCAATAAGGCAATTGATAAGATGCTCTATGGGGGGTTGCCTTTTGGGCATCTTCATGAATTTTTTGGATTATCACAAACAGGGAAATGCGTAACACCGGATACTTACCTCTTCAGTCCTGATTATGGCTTCATAATGATTGATGATATTATTTTCCCTCCTTCTGGCTATAATCTCCTTACAGGCAGATATTTCACAAAAATGAAAGACTTTCTTCCTCCTAATTATTGGTGGGAATTGGATAAGAAAATACCTATAGAAGGAAAGCAGGAATCGGAGAAAGTAGATAAGATATACTTTGCGAAAAATGAAAAGGTTATAAGAATCATAACTTATAATGGATTTACAATAGCAGGCACTCCTGAGCATAAAATAGAAGTAATAGATAAAAATGGAAAAGTTATAGATAAAGAACTGAAAGATATAACAAAAGATGACGATGTTAAGATTTCTCTTCCTAATGTGACAGAACGTAAAGGAACACTAAAGTTACCAAAATATGAGATAGTTGACGATGAAGCTATTGTGGATTATTCAGTTCTTGCTGCTCTTCCTACCAGGTTAACTAACGATCTTATAAGCCTTATGGCTCTTATTTTGACTTTTTATGAGTATAAAGATGGGTATTTAAAGCAATTACCTACTCAGCAGTTTACCCTGAATCAAATGAATAAAGCTGATATAAGTAGAGTGTGTAAGACTCTTATAGCTAGGATACTAAATATTGAAGAGGAAAGATATGATATAGAAGATCTAACACAACAATTAATTCCTTATCTTATGAATATAGGGTTAACATTGAATTTTCCAACAGGGGCACGTTTTGTACCTTTTTCTATATTAAGAGCACCTAAGAAGAAAATTTTAAGATTCATAATAGAATTTATGGCTTTAAATGGAAGAATGGAGAAGAAGAAATATTCTGTGTTTTCTTTTTCATTCTATATACTTTATTTTATAAAACTATACTTAGAATCTTTAGGAATACAAAGCAGGGGTTTTTATACTTCATCTGATGAAGAAAAACATTTTAGATATATAAATGTCATTACCCCTTTTCAGATGACTAGATTAAGCCTTAAATTCGATAAAATAAACATGGCAAAATTACTAAATCTAACAGATATAAATTTCGTTGAGAAAAATTATCCCTCTAAATTTGCACTAATGGTACAATATGCCTTACCTTATATGGATAAGGATTTAAGTTATGTTAAAACAACACACGATAAAGTGTATAAGATTCAGAAATATAAAAGTGATGTTCTTGATATAGAAATGCCAATACAGCACAAGTATCTTGCCAATGGCTTTGTATCTCATAATTCCTTTTTCTTGCAGAAAGCACTTGCAAATGCCCAAAAACAATATCCTCCAACAATAGGGATTATTCTTGATAGGGAAAAAGCATATACTACAAAGAGAGCCGAATTCTTAGGCATAGAGACTGACAAAGTCATATTAGCTAAACCAGCTTCTATCCCTACTCCCGAAGCAGCAAAGGATTTTATCCTGGAGACAGTAACTAAAATAAGAGATAAAGACCCTGATATGCACTATCATATTGTTGTTCTTATTGATTCCCTGGCTGCTTTCATGCCAAAAGGTTTAAAAGGCGAAGATATGGGTAAAAAAGCAAAAGCCATCCATGCTGCTTTCAGGGAATTATTAGTTATAGATTCAAAAACAATGATATTATTTTCTAACCACGTAACATTTAATCCCAATGCAATGTTTACCAATCCTAAAACAAAAGCATGTGGAACTGCACCTGATTATCTCAGAACATGCGGAATAGCATTAGATGCCAAGAAACCTATAAAAATAGGTAATAAACAAGTAGGAGTATATTTAGAAGTTATTGTAGATAAAACACGCCGAGGTCCTAGTTTCTCACGTACAATTATCCCCTTTTTCTTTACTACAGGAGTTCCAGAATGGGGTGGTTATGATAGATATTTAGCATTTGAAGGGATATTAATTCCTACCAATAAACAAAAATTCAATAAAATAGTAGATAATAGCTTCGAATATGTTTATGAAGATAAGAAAACAGGTGAGAAGTTCAAAATAAAAGCTGGAGATGAGAAACAATTAATAGCATTATGTAAAAAATTCAATCTTTAAAGGAGTATAAAATGACTGAATTAGAATTAAAAGATTATGAAATACTAGAAGAATTTAAAGATTTCAACGTAACTGTTTTAATAAATAAAGAATATAATAAAGTTCTTGTTATACTGGGTTATAGAGGATTAACAATAGAATTCAAACTTATAGAATTCATAACAATCATAACTACTCTTGCTCAGGCTGCTTCTAAGTTAGATATATCCAGAATAAACATGGAAAGTGAAATTACAAATTTAGAACAAGAACTAAAAGAAGCTGTAAGTCTGATAAAAGAAGGTAAGAAATAGATGTTAATAGTTGGAGATCTTCACGCTAAAAGAAATTATATTTATGATGAAGAACATATCTCTAAGGATAGGTTCTTAAGATGCTTTACATTGCTTTTTGAAAAATTAACAAAATTAGCTATAAAGCTAGATGAAGATACTGTTATTTTTACAGGGGATATTATTGATACTTCTGAAACGATAGATGCTGTTGTTCTTGATACAGTTACAACAAATTTTGAAACTTTAAAGAATACTATAAAGAATATCTTTATCCTCTGTGGAAACCATGATAGAGTTAAGGTAAAAAATTATGATTTCACACCTCTTGATATTTTTAGATATATTCATATCCACGTTATCACTCATCCTTCAGTATATATGAAAAATGTGCGTTTTTTACCTTATGGTTATGATATTCATAATTTTGATGAAAACGAACATTATGAAATTATGATAACACATTTAGCTAACAAATTATCTTCTCCTTTTGATAAAGAAGCTATAAACCCTGCTATTCTCCCAGCAAATATCATAATAAATGGACATATACATAAAACCGAGCAATTTAAATTAAAGGGGGATAAAACATTCATAAATATTGGAGTTCCATATCCTACAAGGAAAGGGGAAGAAAAGTGGGAAAATAGAATAATACAAATAAAAGAAGGCAAAATAAAATCATATCCACTTCATATACATAAAGTTCAATATGAAAAAATAGAGGATATCTCTAAAATAAATACTATAAAACCGCATAAAAATTATGAAATAAATACCTTATATTTAACAATTCCTGCATCTACAAAGGCTTCAAATGAGGAGATAAAAGCTGAATTAAAGGGTTTTGATTCCACTTATATATTTAGAGAGAAAACAGCTGTAATAAAAAATCATGAAAAAATTATGAAGAGTAAGGTCTCTAAGACTAATCTATTCCGCAGGCTATTGAAAGGATTTCATTCTGATTATCTCAATAAAAAGCTGTTATATAAGTATGGAATGAATATAATAAAAGAGGTAGAGCAAGAGTATGGGTCGGATGTGGATAGTCTGTAAGCAGTGTGGAGAAAAAAAAGAAGTACCTATAACAGCAAGAGATGCATACCCTATATTCTGTAGTAAAAAATGTGCCAGCGAATATCGAAAAAACAAGCCAGCCCCTCCTAAAATAAATTGGACTGAAGAACAAGATAACCTCATAAGATTTGCATATTGCAACTTCAAATACCCTACACAAGCCCTAGATTACCTGCAAAAACAGCCACTATTACGTGGTTTTAGACGGTCTGCTCTTTCTCGGCGGGCTTCTAAATTAGGAGTAACCAAAAGAACAACCCGTACTAATAAGAAACTAAGCCCTGAAGAGATAGAGATCATTGAGAGATATGCAGGTTCTAAATCGGCAAAAACTATAGCTAAAATGCTTAGAAATAAAGGTTATGATAGAACTTGGAGAACAATACAATACTATTGTAATAAGCATGGTTATAGCTATAAATTAGATTATTATTCCTTAGAAGAAACCCGTGAAATATTAGGGTTTCCACCTAGGAAAAGAATAAAAAAATGGTTAGAAGATGGATTATTACTTTACAGCTATAAACGTAAACAAAGATACATTATAAAACCCATAGCAATTGCTAAATTTATTAGGGAACACCCATTTGAATTAATAAGATATAAAGTTGATTTGCCATTTGTAGTGGCATTATTAGATGAATTCAGACCTCATCAAACTAAATCTTGGAGGAAAAATGCGAATAAATTTCACAAAGCTGACAGCGAAGAATTTCAGGAGCTTGCAAAACATAGATGTTAATCTAAATCATAATACTGTCAAACAAATAGTTGGAATGAATTTAGATGAGGGGGGTTCTAATGGAAGTGGTAAAAGCAACCTCCTTCTTGCTTTTTGTTGGTGTCTGTACGGAGAAACCTTTCCGAAGCTACAAGCGGATGCTGTTCTGAATGATAAGTTAAAGAAAAATTGTGAAGTATCAGTAGAATTTCAACGAGATAATAAAACATATAAAATCATTAGATATAGAAATCATGATGAATATCATAACAAATTAAGGATATTTGAAAATGGAGTAGATATTAGCTTTCATAAAGTCAATCAAGATTTTCTTAATAGTTTACTAGGTTTAAATTTCAAGCTATTTCACTTTTGTAATATCTTTCAATTAGAAAGAGCTTCTCTCTTCAGAATGACTGAATCTAAACGAAAGATGTTCTTCGAGGAGTTTATCAAGGATATAAAGTTCTTCAGGGTATTTTGCTATGACAAGGTAAAAGAAGAGATAAAAGACCTTGAAGAGCAGGCAGAAGCCTTAAAAACAGACAAGAAAGTGGTAGCTAATACGCTATTTATGCTTCAAGAATCGCTTAATGGAAAGAAGGATAGGCTAAGTATCCTTAAGAATGAATTGAAAGCTGATTTCGATAAGCTAGCTTCTGAAGAGAAGAAACTTCATAACAAATTAGAAGCTGTTAAGATAGAAATGAAGAAACTAAAACAAGCCATAAATAACGATAAAATTAAAGCATTATATGCAGAGATGGCAGAACTAGAAAAAAATATTAAAGAACAAACACATGATAAAATGAAATTGGAATTTGAGATAAACAGGCAGGAAGATAAATTAGAACATATTCGTGAAGAAATAGATAATATAACAAAAGACCTCAGCAGATATTCTAAAGGAGTATGTCCTGTATGCTTCACTAATCTAAAAGAGCATAAATCTAAAAAATTAATAAAACACATAGATAAACTGAAAACAATGCTAAAAGACCTCAAGAATAAAATGTCTGAAATCATCCTTAATGCTGCTGAAATGAATGAAAAATATGAAAAATTATGCAAAATAATAAGTTCAGATAAAGATGCTATTCAACAAAAAGAAAATGAACTAAAAGCTGCTGAGACAGAGATTGTTAATCTTAAAGTTAAATTTGATGATTATAATTATTTAAAAGTCAAAATAAAAACAGAATTAGATTTGATTAAAGACAGAAAAGAACTATTAGAAGAGAAGAAAACAGAGATCAAAAAGCTATTTCATGAAATAAAAGAGCTTAATAACAAAATTAAGATTACTGAAGATAAAGAAAAAGAAATGCAAAATAGCATAGAAAAAATACAGGATAAGTTGGAATATTTATCTATCCTCAAACAAATGTTTAGAATAGCACTGCCTAATGAATTGATTACAACATTTATGGATACATTTGAATATCATATTAATAAATTTTTGAATGAAATGGAGTTTCAGGCATTCAATGTAGTTATGCAACCTGAAAAGAACCAAGATGGAGAAATAACAAAAATACCCATTTATGTTATGAGACATGATGGTATAGCTAAAAAATTTGAAGAATTATCGGGAGGGGAGCAGCAAAGACTAATACTTGCAGAGATCCTCGCAATAAAACATATAGTAGAAGAGTTATTAGATGTATCATATAATATCTTATGGATGGATGAGATATTAGATATTTCCCTTGATTCAGCAGGTTCTGAAAAGATCAGGAATATGCTAAATGAAATAGTTAAAAATAACGATTATTCCATAGAATTAATCTCTCATTCGCAAGATTTATTATTTGAAAATAAACTTATTGTTAAAAAAGAGAATGGTTGGAGTTACCTCAGTTAAAAACATGTTGACAAAATATCAAATTTGTAGTATTATCAAAATCAAGATAGAGATTTAAAACAAAGGAGGTTATAATGATTTTTCAACAGTTTTTGCCTGCTATTATTTTGATTATTTTGTTCTTATGCCTTTCTTTTTTTCACAAAAAAGAGAAATTCCCACTAATAAACTTAAATACTGAACCACAAATAGATTGGGCAACATATATTCAATTATTGAAAACCAAGGAGGATAAAAATGTTATTGAAAGGAAAAGCATGTTTCCGAGGATTAGGAAAGAATCTGAGAGAAGAAATCAAAAAGATCCAGCCTGATGAAATTCGCTGTAGAATAAATTATGATGGAAGATATGTAGTATTTGTTATTTACAAAGATAATAAATCTTATGTTGGAACTGCAATTTGCAGCGTATTAGATGTTTTTGATGAATATGAGGGTAAAAACAAAGCTGCTGGAAGAGCAGTAAAAGCATATAAAAAGGGCGAATGTTCTGAAAAGGTTAGAAGGGATTTCTATGATTTCCCCAGTGGATGGACTGTTAGACAGGTTATAAATGTCATCAACCATCCTTTCAGTCATAAATCTTTGATATTAGATAAAGAAGAAGTGTACATGGGATATTAAATCATGTTTGTTAAAATCAGGGATAAAAATTTCAAATACATAAATAAGAAGCTAAAGAAGAAGCTAGAGGAAATCAACCCAGATCATATAAACATTAGAATTATTGGTAATATAACCCAATGTGAGATATATAAAGATGGATGTGTAGCAATAGGTTTGGCTATATGTAGTACTTTGGATGTTTTTGATAAAAGAATAGGTATCAATAAAGCTGTAGGGAGGACTATTAGAGCTTATATAACTAAGCATCATAGCGATAAGATAAGAAAAAGCTATGATGCATTCCCTAAGACTTGGACATTAGAACAAGCAAGAAATGTATTAAAAGTGAATTCTTTTTTCAAATCAAGATTTTTCAATTATATCCCAAAAGAAAGAATACCTCCTGCATAAAAGGTAATAATATGAATCCTGAAGAATTTTGCAGAAGAAGAGGAATCTTGGTTTTTTCTTCAGAAATATTTAAAACAGAAAAAACCCTTAAAACTTTAGTAAGGGCATTTATTTGGTTGCAGTTCATACCAATTCTCGTTAGGCATGATTTCATGAAAAATAGCATTATATACCTAGGTTACTCACCAAGATTTAAGCCTATCGAAGAAGGAGATCAAGTACCTGTATATGGTTTAAAAGTTACAGAAACAACCAATAAAATCAAGTTTAGTGTGGAAAAAGCAGGTTATTTTGATTTTTATGTTGACATGAGTTTAAATTCATAGTATATTATAGTTCAAGTTAATGAGTAGGTAAGTTCTTAACTGCCTTGGTAGAAAATTTATTTATTATATTTATTTAACCAATCCTAAACCTCCTGGCAGAGCCGCTTGCCTACTCAAATATCAAGGTTGGTTGCAGCAAACAAAATACCATGCGAGGGTTCTGATACCAACCTGTTATTTAAAAGTTATTAACAAAGAAGACTGGCTTCAGCAAAAACATATATAATTGGATTTTAGCAGGTCCGACTTCTGTATTTATTTGCCAGTCTGTATTAGCGGGAACTGGGTGGCAGATGTTTTTCTACCCGAAAAACAGGATGGTTCGATTCCATCTTCCCGCTCTTAACAATAAGGGAGGCTACAGCAAAACATATGCAACTTAGCCTCATAAGCTAACCAGAAAATGCCTCCCTGTTTTTGTATGAAAATGAAGGCCAAGGCTGGGTACAGCAAATTTCTCGCTTATATAGCATCAGACTTTGGATCTGACTTACAACCCAGCCTGTTTATCAACCTTTTTTAACAAACAGGAGGTCTCGCCGTGTTTTCCAAAACCCACGAAGGTGGAACTCAGTATCCTTTCTCTTTAAATCATCATTTAGAATTCTTCTCCAAAGCAGGTTCTCTTTTTAAGAAAAGAGAGTCTTTTTATGGATCAGAGGAATCAGCTCTTTCTCTCTTTCAGAAAATGTGGGTAGTAGATGAAGAACTGTCCATGAAACTACTCTTCTGGCTGAGAGATTGTAGGGGAGGGGCTGGAAATAGATCTGGATTCAGAGAATGTATTAATTGGTTAGCCACTTATGACCCTAGCCTACCTTTTGATTTTCCAAACTACAAGTGGGTGGAAGCCAATTTACATTTAATCCCTGAATATGGAAGATGGGATGATTTGAAGGCTTTATTTGGTACTGACTTGGAGGAAGAGGCTGCAAGATTCTGGGTAGATGCTATAAAGAAAAAAGATATTCTTGCGGCTAAATGGGCTAAAAGACATTATAAACCCCTTCAAAAAGCATTGAATACTAACGAAGCTGGATTGAGAAGATTGCTTTCTAGAATTAGAAAGCAACACATTGTAGAGTATAAAATGTGTTCTAACCTCTGGAGAGAGATTGAATATCCTAAAGTGCCTTCTGTAGCAATGGCAAGATATACAAATGCTTTTGCTAAACACGATGAGGAAGGCTTCAGGAAATTCAAAGAGGACTTGAGAAAAGGAAAGGTAGAAATCAAAGCATCTGCGCTTTTCCCCCATGATTGTGTAAGAACTGTAAGAAGTGGAGATACGGAGATAGCAGATGCCCAATTTGATGCTCTTCCTAATTATCTTGAGGGTAACAAAGAGCGTATTATCGTAATTTCTGATACTTCATACTCTATGAGTGTTCAAGTGTCTGGCTCTATTAGAGCTGTAGATGTATCTATAGGAATGGCATTATATTGTTCTGCCAAGATTCCTGAAGATAATCCTTTCCATAAGAAATTCATTGCATTCTGTTCTGAAGGTAGTTTTAAGGATTGGAATGGAATGAAATTTTCAGAAGCAGTAAGAAATAGAGAGATATTTGATGGTGCAGTAGGTGGAACTAGGATTGATAAAGCTCTTGACTTGATACTCAAAACAGCAAAATTCTTCAATCTCACTAGTGAGCAAATGCCTACTTGTTTATTGATTATTTCAGATATGCAATTTCATGAAGGTTTGTCACAAGGGGGTTTCTGGGACGAGGAATGCTTCAACCCTAAAGAAGTACAGACAGAAGTAAACAAAGCATTGAAGAGATGGGATAAAGCTGGGTATAAAAGACCTAAGATAATCTACTGGAACACTGCTGGTTATGCAGGGTCTCCTGAAACAGTTAGGGTTGAAAATACAGCATTAGTATCTGGTTTCAGCACTTCCATTCTGAAGGCTATATTTAGTGCCTCGGAATTCACGCCTTATACGATCATGTTAGAAGCCATCAAAAAATATGAGATAAACAGACCTTAACAAAAGGCGGGGTTAACCCCGCCTTTCTAGTAATAAGTAGGAGGTGTGTTAAATGTCTTTAAAAACCATAGAAAGATTTCAAGGGATAACTATGGCATTTTTCACAATTATAGTTGTTTTCTTCATGACATTTACAGGATGTTGCTTTATTACTAAAGCTATTACCGTGGTATGTGAGATACTTTCTGTCAGCCTCTCAAAATTGTTCACGGTATCTTTCATATTAACCGTCTCACTGTGTGTGGTATGGATAATAATAGAGTACATCTTAGACAAATTGTACATGAAAAACTTAAGGCACGTAATAGAGGAAAAGAAGATATCTAAAGTTGTAAAATTCAGGAGATTACAATGAGACCAAGTTGGCATGAATATTTTATGCTAATAGCAAAAGTAGTTGCTACTCGTTCAACATGCAATTCCCGTCCAATTGGGGCTGTTATAGTAAAAAACAATAGAATCTTAGCTACTGGTTATAATGGAGCTATTCCTAAAGCAACTCATTGTACAAGCCTACTAATGGGTAAAGAGCCTTTCTGCATGAGAAGATATATGAAAGCTGAAGAACACAGCAAAATGGATTATTGCGTAGCTGTTCATGCAGAGGCTAATGCCGTAGCCCAAGCTGCAAAAATGGGAATAAGTATAGAGGGTGCTTCTATTTATTGCACAGTTTCTCCTTGTTATTCGTGTTTCAAATTACTAGCATCAGCAGGCATTAAAGAAATCTATTATGAATTGGACTACTCATCTAAAGATAAAAAGAGGGATAAATTTTGGAGAGAACAAATAAAGAAATCAGGAATACATATTAACCAAGTAACAATAACAGATAGATCACTTAAATATATGTTAGATATGATTTCAGGGATAACATCTGAAAGGAGGCTGAACTAGTGAATGTTAGGGAAATCATAAAGAAACATTATAATTTTCATAAAAATCCATATTTAACAGAACTATATGAAGTACATATTGGATATGGATTAAATCTAACAAAAACAGGAATAGATAGAGATATAGCTGAAGAATTACTGAGTAGAGAAATTACAAAAATATGGAGGCATCTAAGAGCTAAATATAAATGGTGGGAAGATTTAGATCACGATGCACAGACAAAGCTAATATTCATAGTTTACGATTCTCATGGCTATGATTTAAATGAGGAAATAGTAGAAGCTATAGAAAAAGGAAATTATGAGCTAATTGATATAATCTTTAATCAAATTCTGGAGGGAAGAGAAAATGGTTGAGTTGTACAGGCTTCCACTTAATTGTACTACAAAGCACTCTAAACTTCTCAGTGATTTGAATTATTGTAGTAGATTTATG